AATAGCGGGCTCAGGTTCAACCGCTGCACGTCGAATTCTTTCGACTCTTTCAAAGACTGCCAGCTCCGGCCGCCGGCGACGTGATTCATGGCTTCGGCGTGATCCTGTGCCAAAACTGGCCGATTTTCCTTGCCGCGTTCGTTTATAGACTCGATTCGGTCCAAAGACGGCCCGTAGGCCGTCCCGGTTTCGGTGTCGTCCTGGGGCTTCTCGTCGGGGTTCCAGGTGCAGGTCATAGCGTCACCCGGGAAGCGAGTTTCTCGCTGATCTCGCCCGACTTTTGCAGATAGTCTACGAAATCAACAAAACACACTCGCACATCGGTCGATTGGTCGTTCTGTCCTTTGGTGCGCTTGGCCTCCGGAAACAAGTCGCCGAACTGCTCCCAAAAGGCTTGCCGGACTTCTTGTTGAGTTTTCATTGGTTATCGCTCCCTCGCTGGAACGTAGAGGCCGTAACCGTTCGCGCCATTGTCCGAATACGGGTAATTCGGCGTACTCAGCCGCAGCACGGCTCCGCGTGGATCTCCGCCGAATACCGGCGTAACGCGGTTCGGGTTATGGTGTAGAGGGCTATCCAGTGAATAAATGGCCTCTCCGCACAATGCCTTCACGATCTCTTGAGTCCGGCAGTCGGGGCATATCTTCACGATCTGCCGCTCCTTGGTGTTCCTGGCGTGAAATCGCTCGGCGTGGTCACTCCACTTGCTGCCTGGAGTTGCGTAGATCTCCTCTGAAGCCACGAAGCACGATTTAACCCATAAGCCTTCGCAGTTCGGGCAGGCCTTGACCTTGCGCTCTGGCGTGCCGTTCTCATACGGCCAGTCGCCATTACACTGAGCCACGGCGAGCCGCTGCAATGTCGAGGCATACCGTAGAAGTTTGTGGATCACTGGCAAGCTCAAGCCTTCGGCGCTCGCCTTCACAATAAATTCGTCTCGTTCGCGTTGGTATCCCATGTTCATCTTCTCCTTCTGCTGGTCTGAAGCCCCGGCCGCGGGTGAGCGCGGTTGCGTGGTGCGGGGTTAAAAATCGTCGTCTAGTGGTTCCTCTTCAATCACGTCGTACTCTCCGCTATGCTCGCAAGCGTCTAACCATCCGTTGTCGTCGTCGTCGTTCAGTTCTAGCGCGTTCACGCTTGGATCGTAAGAGCCGCGTACGCTCCAAGTCGAACCACATACGCGGCATTTGAGTATGTAGCGCATTTATAAACCTCGCTGAAGGCGTTCGTGGGCGACTGAGTGGGCGCGGTCGAGTGTCATAAAAGTCCCCTAATCAAGACTTCGTTTTTATACGCTCGGCGACGTACTTGGTGGCCCTTGGCGCGGTCGCTATTACCTTTGCTCGTCAAATGGCGGCACTGGTCAAAGTAATCCGCAATCAATTCGCGTAACTCAATACCGTCCCACGTTTCCGGTATGCCGCGTGTTTCGATGCGCTGCACGATCTCTTTCCGAACGTTCTCAATTAACCCGTTCACGAATGGAATTTGGTCATCTGGTGTCATGGTCTTCTCCTTCTGCTGGTCTAAAGCCCCGCGCCGAATCTGACATCGGATCGCTTCGCGGGGTGCGGGGGGAGCTATTCGGAATCAATGACGCGCATTTCTTCCCGTGCTTCGAGGATCAGTTTCAATTGGGCGTTTTCTTCTTCAACCTCGGCGATGCGCTCCAGCGCGAGTTTCAAGCGTTCACTTGTCGTGGTTCGTGGGTCGAATTTCATAGTCTTTACTCCTGTCGTTCGCCGGCTTCGTAGCAGGCGGGTTTGAATTCCCGGACGGTCCACTTCTGCATTGCTGGGGACCATGCCGGATTTCGGTTCTCGTTTCTGGCTATCCACTGGGCACCTGGTTCGCTGTGCTGTCCTGCGCGTTCCAGGATGTCCGTGGGCAACAAATCAATCGTCAAGTAGAACGTCGTGCTCATAAATCGCTGGGTCACAACGTAGGCTCGTTGGTGGGCTCGTGCTTCGGTCATCGGGTTACCTCGAAACGTGCCAACGAAACGGCGCTCGGCCGCTTGGGTTAACATTTCGGATCTCGGCGTAGTCGTAACTCACCTCGACTGACTCCACAACAAAGCATCCCGCCTTCTCGACGGCACTCCGTATCATGCTCTGCAGGTCTTTCGTGTCGTAATCTTCCTGGGTTAATGTAATGACAACCTTCGTGCTCTTCATGGTCACATTCTCCTTGTGTTGGTAGTGTTGGACTCTCATGGTTAAAACTCAAACGACGCGCTGATAACGTGCGTTCGGCTGATCGCTTGCCCCGTCTTCGCGTAACCTTCCCAATTGAATTCAAGCAATCCCTCAAGGCGCCGTTCTGGATTGAATGCGCGGAAGGAATAGTCAAACCATGGCGAGCTCATGTCGTTCATTGCCAGCAGGTCGGATAAATCCTTCCCGCAGTCGTCGCACAATTCGAAATACTCTGAAACGTTGTCATGCTTGCATTCTGTCTTTGTCATTGTCGTAGCCTCCATACCTCGGTTAGTTTCCTGTGATCCAGCAATCAAAGCACGTGATCTCGGCATGATCGCAAGGTTCGTCGAGCACATGCTTGACGGCGTAGTCGTATGTCGCCTCAACGCAGGGTTCACACTTCCAATCGGAACCAATTTGTCTCACCGCCATTGCTCCACAATCAGCGCACGTTCTCGTTTCTGTCATATTGTCCTCCGCTTTCATGCCCCACAGTAGTGCAAACGAGTGGCCAAACGGTAAGTCCAAGCAAATGAACAAACGTGTCAGGATAGCGATACAAAAAACGCCGTAAATTGTCAGAACAGTTGCCGTAAAGTGTTAACTCGATTTAAGGAACTTGTACACGGTCATCTTGTCCACGCCCACCGCTCGTGCAATCTGACGCAGGCTTTGCCCCTGCTCGTGAAGTTCTCGGGCCTTGTGGCGGTCAAAGATCCTAGGCTTCCTTCCGGGCAATCGCCCTGCCCGACGGGCCCTCTGCTGTCCCGCAATGGTACGCTCGCGGATAATGCTTCGCTCCAATTCCGCCACCGCTCCCAATATCGTCAAGACCATCTTGCCGACCGCGGTGCTCGTGTCGATTGCCTCCGTCAGCGAGATAAACCCTACCTGCAGCGAGGTGAATTCCTCAAGGCTACGGATCAGGTGACTCACCGACCTGCTAAACCGATCAAACCTCCACACAATCACCACGTTGACCATTGCCAACCGTACATCCCGCGTCAGCCTATCCAATTGCGGGCGTGTCTCTTTCGAACCACTCACCCCCGTATCGGCATACTCGCCGGCTATCTCGAAGCCCCGACGCTTGGCGTACTCTCGTAACTCAAATAGCTGATTCTCCACGTCTTGTCCCTTGTCCGCTGTAGATACCCTTGCGTAGAGAGCGGCTTTAATGGGTGTCATTCGCTGTTCTGTCATGTGCGCATATCTCCTAAAGTGTCCGTTTTTGGGATTTTCCCAGAAGCCCAGTGGATCACTCGACTTTTCCCGGTCTCCTGCCGACGCTGAGTTATACGCCTGATTCATACGTCTGTCAATCATCTCACTGAAATACGCTACGATCCAATCACCTACCCCTTTGTTATCAGTCCGTAGTGTGCGCTCTGAGGTACGTATTGATAGACGGGCTCTATCCAGGCTCTAAACTCGCCGGCCTTTCCCCTCGTTTTTCCCCATCCCCAGGAAAGAAATCCGGTTTGAACCTCGAGCCACCCCTACCCCCTGAGTACCGTACTGCCTCCCTCTTGGACAGCCCGGAGAAAAGCTGCTTTTGCAGTAGGGCGGCCGAAAATCCCGTTTTTCATAGAGCCGATCTGGAGTTTGTTTGTGCGTGTGGAGGGGGTTCGCGAATTCGCGAGAATGTGACATGGAGCGTCAGTGTTCTACGTGGAACGGTGTTGAGGATTCGGCTTCGAAGGATTGGGGAGATAATTCGGAATCATATGGCGCGTGCGCGCTGCAAGGAAGTGCCGTTAGAGCGATCGACAGGTTGGGACCACATCAGGCTCGACTACCGGGTTCTCGGGGTTATCTTCCGGTAAAGCGTCGGGCCGTCCAGTTTTCGGGAAGCGCTGGACGTGTGTAGTGGATCGCTGTATCGATTAAACGGCACATGGTCATCGAATTCGAGAACTGCGCTCTTATTACCGAGTGGGCGCTTACGGTCCTGGGCACACAGAGGCGGGTCTGCCTCTACAGATTACGTGTGTTGTGTCGGGGTAACGCGGTGCCAGGCAATCGCGATGACTTGCTTGTCATGAATCCGGTTGTAAACTTTTTCTTGACGTTCGTCAAGTTTTTCTTTACGCTCGTCCTCAGTTCCGTGCCAGGAACCGATCGACTTGCGCATAAGGCCCTGGGATGTCAAAGTCCTGGGGCTTTGTGTTTCGGAAGTATGTACTTAACGCAACATTGCATCGGCGTCGCCCATCGGAGTGCTTTTCAGGATTTAAAAACTACTCCGGTTCCCAGCCTTTCTGGGTCCAAGGCCGATCTAGAAAATCATCAAACGCTAACTGGGCCAGCCGTCCTTCGGCTTCTTCTTCTGAAGCGATTGCTTCATTAGGTCGTGCCAGTCGCCGTCTAATTTCAAGATCTCGGGCTTTGGCCCGCGCTTTGCGCCGCGCTTCTTTTTGCCCATGTCGCCCGATCCGAACGTTGACCCAAAACTATAGCGCAAGGCCTTGCGTCAAGTAAAATATTTAGGAAAATACTTATCCTCAGTAAATAATACGGCCCGGAGCATGGTGACGAAACTTTCTCCGGGCCGTCCATAAGTAGCGAAGCATCCAGCTTAAGGTCTGGCTAATTTGGTGGCGGCATTGTCCGTTACCTCCGGCCTGAAAGCCATTGGGCGCTGACACGCTTAATGGCTTTCATCGTTTAGATCATCGCGGGTTCGATTCCCGCCCGGGGCGTTAAGCTGAAAACCTTTGACAGTTCTTCGACCGTCTGCTTAAATTAGGACAGCAGACAAACGTACATTGTTCGAACTCCGCACAGGGGGCTCGCTGTTAAAGGCGAGCTCTTTGTGTTTGTGGTAGGATGCCTTCATGCCATCTGAACAAGAGCGCCTGGACGGGGACCGGACAATCGGGCAAATCGTGACGCGCGACTTCCGCTTGAGCAAGAGGGTTTGGAGTAATCAGATCGAACTCAGCGCGAAGTTCCTCGAGCCGGCAGTAGCGCAGATCATCGAGGACTTTGACCCGGAACAGCGCGTCCGGATCCGGAAACTGGAAACGCCGCGGGCGGTGTGGTTGCGCGCCTACCGCGTCCCCGACTTCTCGTCCTAACCACTGCTGGCCGTCCTCGACACTGATCGCGGCGCCTCTCATAAACAAGAGCCACAGGAGAACGAGTGCCGTGCGCTTGCGCAGCAAGCCGACAAAGGACACGCCGATAAGCATCAGTCCGCACGACGGCAGATAGTTGTGGCGCGGCGAGATGTACCATAGCCATGTCGGCAGGTAGGCGCACGTCCACCAAGTTGCGCCGAGGAGCAGTGGTCCAGGATGAATCGGACGCACTTGCCAGTCTTTCGCAATCAGCACAATCCAGAGAGTCGCAATCACGGCAACTCCACCGAGGCACCACCAAGACGCCATCGGGAGACGCTGGACTGGCGCGAAATTCGAATACACAGAGAAGAGGATTTGCTTCGGGATGCCGGACAGCCGGATCATTGGCCGGCCGCCATCGGAGTACGGACTAAAGAGGCGCAGCAGGAGGTGAACTGAATCAAACCCGACAAACCAGTAAATCATCGCGGCAACGCGCTGGCGCTCGAGCGTGAGCCAAATAACGAGAGGGATCCACATGAAAAATACTTGATCGTAGTCGAAGAGTGCCAGGGCGAAGATAAGGATGGCGAGCCACTGCCGGCGCCGCGCCACAAGATACGCACCCAGAACGAGCGCTGTCGAGAGGAGGTTCATGAGAATCGCCGAGGTCCAGAAGTGCGTTTCGTTATGGTTCGGCCATACCAGAAAAAGACCGCATGCCATCGAGCAGTAGATATTGGGTAGCTTGAACCGCTTCAGGAGCGCCCAGAAGAGCGCCACGTTCAGCAGGTCTAGGGACAGGCCGAGCGTATGCAGATTTGCATGTTTCTGTCCAAGGGTCCGGTACATTGCAGCATAGTAGAGAATGTAGAGATTCCGCCCGGGAACATAGCGCACGAATTGCGTCCAGACTTGAGAGTTCGTCGCATGGGCAAGATGCTCTTCGAATCCGAAGTCGTCGCGCTGTAGGCCGGCATGAATTTCATTCTGCGCAAAAATGCAGATGCCGGCGAGAAGGATGAGGCTAAGATGCTTCACGCCTTGCGTGGATTCCGTTCCTCCATCGTCTCGATCGCCTTCAGGGCCGCAAGGCAGGTGGCGAGCTCTTCGGTGGCGGCGGATTCGCAGGCGAGAGTTTCGCAGCGTTCATACCCGCGCTCCTGTCGATAGACTCGGATGAAGACTTCGGGGCGACCGGATCGTGGGTCGTAATGGAGTTCGACCAAGAACCGCTCGGCGAGCTTCAGGCGGACTTTCTTTGCCTCGGCCGGGTCGCTTGAAAATGCTGGCAGGTTGCCGCATTCGAGGCATGCCACCATCGCATCCCGTTCGTCGATCCAGATTTTTTTGGTGTGCCAGATGCGCATGGCGACAACTGCGTCACCTTCGACGGTTTTCCACCCCATCGCTTTCTCCGCAATCTGTGCGTCGATCTCTCTGAGTTCCATTGTCTCTCCTATCGTGGCGGCAAGCACTCTTCACACATCCACTTGCCTTTCATTGAAATGGTTGTTCGGTGTAGCGCCTCGCTCTTATGTTTCGTGCAGCGCGCGCAGAAGTCTTTGATTTTCGAATCGTCGCCTTCGATCTTTACTGGCGGGCTCTTCTTCGGCCGGCCGAGTGGTCCCTTGATCGTGAGCTTCTTCGGATTCGTCTCGATCGTCATTTCGCCAGGCTGATTCTTATTCACGCGCACATGGGCGTCGGGCATCGGCTGGAACGGCTCCCAGTCGAGCCGCTCTTGATCGTCCTGCCTCACGAATCGAATTGTGGCATTCGAGCAGTTGATGATGCGCACGATGCCCTTCGCGGAAGTCACGGCGATAAAGTTCTCGGCGATTTCCTTACCGCTCTTCGTGACGCGGAGGACCGTCTTGCGGGTCGCGATTCCGTGAAGGGATTTGAAGAGGGCGGTGACAAGGAGGCTCAAAATTGGAGTACCTCTTGACTGAGCCGTTTCGCCGCGATCTCGCAATTCTTCTCTTCGATTTCGATGCCGATCGCATCAAGCCCTAATTGTTTTGCTGCAACAAGAGTGCTTCCGCTTCCCATGAACGGATCGCACACGTTAGTCTGTGCGGAATATCGAAGAATCGGTTGCAAGATACCAATCGGTTTCTGCGTTGGATGGACCGCATCGCCGTGGCAGGATCGGACGTAGATGACTGATCTCATTAGCCGATCGCCACCGTCGTAACTCTTATAGGTATCTTTCTCGATGCGACCGTGCCAATGCGGAGGCCGCGCTTTACGTCGCACCGTTCGCGCGATTGCATCTGGCGTGAACACCGGCGTTTTAAAAATCGAGGCCCAATCTCCGAGATAGAACTGCACAACGATTTCATGTACTCGCTTGAATCGATCGGCATGGGACGAAGATCCATTGTGCTTCTCCCAGACGATTTCTTGTGCTCGCTTCCACCGGCTGCACTCACCAACCCTCGCCATTTCCATGAACATCTGCATCGAGCCAAAGCACCATACGTTTCTCGTGACAGCCTCGCAAGCATCAAGCCAGCCGCGAACGCTCTTGTCCCATTCCAGTGATGTCTCACCGTAAGGAGGATCGGTCACGATCACATCGGCCAGCGTCAACTGCGGCAATATCTCGCGGCAGTCGCCGTGGTAGATTTGGATGCCAGCGTGTTCGTAATAGGGCTTCAATTTACCCTCTTCGGCTTCCACGCCAAAATCCGAACATGATGCTGCACTTCTGTCTCTCCTGGATTCCGCGGGAGCGACACGATGAAGTGAAGATCGCCTCCGCAGCGTGAACAGCCGGCCGCATTCTCTTTCGACTTGCGGTAGATGCGGTGGCGCCCTTTACATTCGAATAAGTGGAGGGTTTCTTGGTTCATTTACTCCTCGCCTTCATTGCTCTACGAATGTGACTATTGGGACGGTCGTTTCGGCCGAAAGCAGCAATACGCTCGCGCTGTTTTTTATTGTGGCAATCTCTACACGTAGGAGCTAGGCCGTTCTGCGTTCTTGCCAGCGGCCCAAAACAAGACCTTGGCTTAATTTCGCCGCAGCGAGTACACCAACTATCGCAGTTTGGATCGCCTCCCGCAGTGGCGATCCTCTGTCGGACGTGTAGTAGTTTATGGTAAGACTTGTCTTCGCAAATCACCAGGTTAGTGCAGTCATTGTTCGAGCCGTTAAGATCGAAATGGTGAACTTCAGTGCCCTTGGGTAGTTTATGGCCCAGGGCCTTTTCTGCTATAAGTACATGCTCACGGCTTTCATTAATTCTAACGTATCCCTGTTTTTCGACAAATGCCATAGGCCTCCTTCGTTTCAGTGTGTCGCGGCTCTAGTCCTCCCGGCTGTAATGCTTCAATCGGCTGGAGGCATCTTCCGCATAGCCCAGTCTCGACGTACCGGCTCTCCTGGAGCGATAAACCCCAATCGTTCCGCGAGTTCAAGCTGTCCTGGGTCGGGCTTGCTTTCGTCTTCTTCCTTCGTGCCGCATTTAAGGCAGTAGGCTTTCTTATCGCGGTACTCAATTTCATCTCCTTGCTTCGTCGGCTTGCCGCAGCTACCGCAACGGCCGTTCCATTTAGCCGTGATTCTCATTGAACGATCCTATCCCATCGCTTTTCGCCTTTGAAGTCGGCTCGCATAAACCGCTTCAAGATCGTGACGTGCAGCGGCAAGACTGGCACCAAGCAGAGATAGAAGTGCCAACAGAGGTCCGTCTGCCGCCAGAACAGGCCAACCCATAGATCCCGCGGTTCAAATTGAATCTGCGCTTTCATTGCGGTGCCGTTCCAGATTCTCAGTTTCATTTCAACCCGCTCCTTCTCCGCTCGATTACCACCTGCAGCCAGGCGAGTAGGAATCCGCCCACGATGATCGCAATACAGAGGTTCCGCTAGATCTGGGTATCATTTTTTCAGCTTCGCCCGAACCGCCGCAATCTTGGCTTTGAGTCGCGCTTTGTCCTTCGCTGAAATCTTCGGCGGCTTCTGCTTGATCTGCTGGACGAGTGCCTGTTCGTAGCGCAAGTCGATCGTGCGAATCCCTGCCGTTTTGTACGTCGTTAGAAATACCTGGATGGCATCATTCACGGCGCCGATGAGAGCGATGGCTTTCGGTGATACTTGCTGGCTCAACTGCGGAATGGCGAGGCGCTGGAAGTCCGCAGCGGCTTGCTGAATCCCTGCCGCCGTAACGTTGTCGATCAGGTCGTTCGTGATGGCCAGGGCAGCGTCGATGTAAGTCCTTGCGGCCTGCGCATCGCCAGGACTCAGGTTCGGGATGACCGGAAGCAATGCCTCCGATGTGATGATGATGGAGTCGAGGAGCCTCACGCTTTGGTCACTGCAGCCGACGGCCAAGACCATCAGTAGTCCGATTGCTATTTTCAGTTTCATTTGCTTTCTCCTTTCGAATTCAAAAATGTGCCGATTCGGGCACTGGTTTAAGACACCGCGCAATGTGACGTGCGAGCGTGAATGGAATCTTGGCAATTTGAGCCGAGGCCGCCTTGCGGGAGTTGGATTTGCTGCCGTAACTACTCGCACCGTCCTGAAACCATGCCGCTGAACTGTTGCCCTTGCCGTTCTTCCGAGCCTTCGAAATTCCAGCCTGCTTTACACCGCCTTGCTTACCAGGCCAAGTCGGATCATTGAAACAATCTCCACCATGCTTCACCGCATCACTCTCCCGCTGATTCGATACTTTTTCACGTTTATATCCTCCAGCGGCAGCGCAGCGAGTAAAATCCTGACCGCGCTTCGTTTGATCCGACCAGTTCATGCCGGGAGCCTTCGCTCGAGGTTTCGTCGTCGGCATCAACGCCGGCACATCGCCCCATAGGTAGAAACTTCCGTAATTGAAGACCGCTTTGCCGACCCAAGGCTGAGCGCCGCGAACGTTTTCGACAACAAGTGGAATGTGTCGCCCTGCCGCTTCGCACGCTTCCCGCTGAATGCGGAAGCAGGCGTTAAAGAGCGCGTTCAATTCATCGACAGTCCGTGAGCCGCGATAGCCTTCCGGAAACTCGCCTAGACCACGTAGCGCCGCCGCAATCTGCTTTCCTCGGGACCAAGGCATTGCCATGTAGGAATACTCCGTGCATGGCGGCGAGAACCATAAAGCCTCCGCATCTCGAAACTGGCGTCCGTCGATCGTCAGGATGTCCTGAAGCACTAACTGTCCAGGATAGCCGCCAGTTCCATAGTCGTGCCGTTCAATGTCAATCCCAACGCATTCCCAACCTTCCGCAATAAAGCCCTCGGATGCGCCTCCGAGTCCGCAATAACCGTCAATCAGTAGTGGTTTACCGTTCATCATTCGAATTCAAAAATGTTCGCGGTCTGTTGGAGTGGAGGCCGAATCCTGTTCGACTGTGGCAACCCAGCCTACTGAGGCCCACTCCTCGCCGTAGCGAATCCCTCACACCTTCCATGACGGATAAATAATCCGTTCGTACCATGTCTCGCATGGGTAACAAGGCTCGCGCCTCGGGAATCTCCTGCAATTCAAAAATGTTCGCAGCGGCACGGCTTGATTGCTGTGACTCAGGCCGGATTTGCCGCGGACGATTTATGAGCCATATTCATTCTCGCATCCGCGGTGGTCGGATTGGATACCGGCCGGGCCACGACTTCGTGAGGAAGTCTCTCCACGCGAGGAGTCCGCACCGCGAATCTCCTACGCTGTCGGCGGAGCGGCCGGCGGCGCTTCTGCTGCACCGAGAGCCGTCGCTTCGGCCTTCAACTTGTCGCTGATCGCTTGAATCTTCGCGAGGTCGCCAGGCACGTCGGTTGAGGTTGAAATTCCGCCGATGATCGTCACTGCGGAATCGATTAGGGTTGAGAGGGAAGCCACTTGAGCCGCGAGGGCGTCAAGGGCGTCGCTAATGGAATCAGCCATAGAGTTCTCCTTTTCGAACGATTGAATGATTGTGCGCAGCCGATCCTCATGGAACTTCAGCCGAGCGGTGAGTTGACGGACACGAATTGAATCTCTTACGCGCCTACGGCCAGCATCGATAACGGCTGCCGTCCCGCCAGCGAGCAGGCCGAGGTCGAAACAGACAAGGGCGACAAACACGATGGCTCTCACGCCGCTTTCCTCTTCTTCGCCAGCTTCTTCTTCAGCCGGCGGGCCAGATTTTCCAGTTGGGCCTTCACGTTGGGGCGGTGCTTTGTCGATTTGCGGTAAGGATCGTAGTGCATGGTCACTTCCACCCCTGTTTTTCGGCCATGTCTCGAGCCCACGGCGCTTTTGCGGCCGGATCCTCGGGGATTGCCGTCTCGGCGTTACGTGTTTTGGCTAAATTCTCAGCAATTTCGCGAGAACTTGTCATCTGGAATGCCCCATCCCGTAACTTTGCGCGCATTTCTTCGATAAGTTGCTGGGCCGCGTCCGGTTCCCATCCTTCAGGCTTGGTTTCGGCCGGTAGAATTCTTCTCGCGTCGAGGTCCGGCTTCCATTCCAGGCACCATTCGCGAATCTGTCCAGGCGACGGGAAGTCGATTCCATAGCCCGGCACGAATTTATTGCGCGCCGTCGTGAAACCGTGTTCAATCTGGCTCTCCGTCAGATCCGATAAGGTTTGTAAATAGTGAACGGCCCGCTCTTTCGGGATCTTGCGCCCGAGTGCCATTGCCAACTGATCGACAAAGTGACTCGCGCAGAGCATCGCCTTCCTCTTTCTGTTCTCGGATGAGTCGGTCTGCCTTGGATTCAGACTGTCCATACGGCTCCTTGTCGTCTCCGCGCGCTTCGAACTCTTCGTCGAGGTAGTCGCGCCAGTTATTGAACCAGGTTTTCGCGTGCATCGCGTGTTTCCACCGATTTGACGCGAGATCAGAGGCATAATTATCCCGAGCCCGCTGAATGTCAACGAGATCCTGTTCGGTTTTGACCGATGCGTTCCAGTGCCTCTCGGATTCCTTGCGGCCGATCTTTCTCCAGGGTCCCGTTGGGTAGAAGTCAGAGAATGTCATCCTTGCGTTCTCCCTTGGTGCAGACAAAGCGGCATCCTACGTCTCTAGGGCCACTGCCGCCACAGACTTCGATACGGATTACTTCAGTCAGAGAGAGAAGACATACATCGAAGACCGCTTTTATACTGCGCACTTTTAGACCTGAGACGCTTAAACCGGGGCGTTGCCGCTGTCGCAGGATCGACCACCTGCCCGTAGCCCGGAGAACCCCAATCTTGGGGAGTACGCATTTCATTTGGCCTTCGATTCAACCTGTTCGTTTTCACAAGTCTGTCCTGGTCTTTTGGACCCGCGCTTATTGGTAAGCGACGTGCAAACCTTAGAATTCTGACTGATCGAATGAAAAGAGGAGGATTGAACTGGTAGGCTCCTGAGTTTCCATGCCCTGACGTGGTGTTTCATGGGTGGGGGCCAGGCACTCAGGGAAGCCTGTTTCGGGGATACCGAAGTACCCCCACCTGAGAATCTGTGTACCACCTCACGGGCCACCACGCAAGGGAAATTTTCAAACACGTTTGAAATCCGCACGATTTGGGCAGTCGGCCCAGTGAGGCTGATAGCCGCCTTCCGTGGCGGCGAGTGGCATATTGGCGCCCTTCGGCGTCTTCGCCCAGATGATCGGAGCGCCGCAGCCTTTACAGGACCCCTCGCTACTATAGGCGTAGCCAGCTTCGCGGAGTTGGTCTGGCGTCTTCGGCCAAGCCAGTTTCTTATCGCTCAAAACTCCCTCCAGTGTCGAAATCGATTACAACTCACATGCCCCCACCAGCACTTAAATGCCTGCCAGAATGTCGGGTAAATATCAAACCAGTGGGTCGTGCGCACCGCCCAGTGCTTATCCGGGTCGGCACGCTTCATGTAGTGGATTCGCGGGATCACTCTTCCGGCGCAGCGACCAACTCGCTCTCCTCAACCACAATCGTTTCCGCGTTGGCCGCTTCCGCCTTCGCCAGTTCGGCGGCCCGGTCTTCTGCGGTGAGCGGTTCCTTTTCAACGAGCTCGCCGGTATCGAGCCGGTAGAGTCCGCGGGCGTGCTCCTCTTCGATGATCCGCCATTCGCACGCGGCGTTCTCGTAAGTGAACGGCCTTTTGAGCACGCGCGCAATTTCCTGCATTTGCTCGTCGATGTTCTTCAGGCGGGCATTGAAGTCGCTATCCGCGTCTTTCTTCTCCTCCTTCACATCCAGGGCGGACTGGTAGAGTTTCGCGAGGCGTTCACGCTTCTCGTTCAGCAAGTCGACCGCGAGCGGGACTTTGATTTCTTTGTTGATCTGGCCGGGCGTGCTGAAAAGTTTCGGCTGGACGGGTTCCGGCGTGCGGCCGTGTCCGGTCTCGTTGACGTGTCCCTCCAGTTCCGAGAGCATGTTGCAGGTGAACGTGCAATTTGAACAGGTGTACGATGACTGCGTGGTCTCCTCGCCATCGTCTTCAACGCTGCCGACATCGACAACGTTCTCTTTGCCGACAATCTCCTCGGCGGTTGGATCTTCCGGTAAAAATGATTCTTCGATAACGGTGACGCCGGTTTCGGCAGTGACGGTCATTTCGGGTCGTGGTCCGCGCTTTCCTCTGAGTGGCATTCTGATCTCCTTTCGTGATGGCGAATATTTACACGTTCGGAATAAGTTGACAAGTGAAAACGTTATGATTATGATTCGCCCGTGAAGCGTAGAGTAAAACTCAAGTCGTGCCGCAAGTGTGGCTACGAGTGGATCCCGCAGGTAAAGACTCCGAAAGAGTGCCCGGATTGCAAGAGCCGCAACTGGAACAGGAAAGCCAAATGATAACGAAACAGGGCGATCAACTTGAAGTCGGTGACGTGGTTCACATCTACGTGAACGATGTCATGTCGGGAACCGTGGCGAGAATTGAAGAGGGCGGGTTGGCTGACGCGAAGGGGAATGTCTCGGAAGCCGTGCTCGTGATTTCCATTCCGGTGCCGATTCGAATGACGCCGGGCAGCGCGGCACCAGTCTATCTGATTCACAAACCGAAACACGCTCCGGAAGGTAAGGGGAGGATTCATTGAAAAGAGTTGTCGACGGTAAGCCGGTCCCGCCACGCCAGCGCGGGAAGTTGCGCATTCGGGCCATCCGGGACTTCGTGGTAATTATTCCCGATCAGCCGCTCACGACGAAGAGCGGGATGCTTGTGATCCCGCAGAATGCGATCGATCAAGCAAACCCGCTTCGTGGTACGGTGGTCTCGGTAGGATGTGGCTTGGTCGAAAGCGGTCAGATTGTCCCGCTGAGACTCAAGCCGGGCGACAAGGTTAGAATGCCTCAGCACTCTGGCACGCTCATCAAAGACGATCCCGAGGTGGAGGACTGTTTCGTGGTGCGCGAAAATCAAATCTTTGGAGTCGCGGAGTAGAATACTCAGAAAGGAGAAGTTATGCTTGAAGCTATTATCGCCCTTGCGTCATGGGCAGGATTCTTAGACTGATATGTCCCTCCCGTGCGAATGCGGGCGGGGGCAGCAACTCGACCCGCATTCATGTCCATATGCCGAGGAGTTCGGCGACGACGACCCGGAATATTGCACCTGCTGCGACCACTGCACGTATGGGTGCGCGATGGAGATTTAGGTGAATTCTTTTGTCAGACATCTACCCAGTCTTCAATAATCGCAAGCCGTACTTTCCGGACAAGCACTGCGGCCACCCAATCGATCGCAGCGTGGATTCACTCCGGACAAAACGGTCTGTGGTTATCCAGAAGACGATTGCGCTACAAGAACAACAGGCGGTCGGGCCTCTGACGAAGAGCCAGCAGGGCACCCTGCAGTGGCTCGGTCGCCGTGTGGAGTTTTACAGCAGGGCCATCGAAAAGATCCAGCGCGACGGGCCCGATGACCGCCCATGTATGCAGCCGAAAGGGCGCGGGACCGACCACCCCGGCGCCGGCAAGTGCAAAGTTCATTGCGAATGCCGCGGTACGCACGGCGGGCACCTCTCGACCTACTCGCGGCGGTCGAAAGACAAGAAGTTGAGTGAATTCATCGACGAACTGGAAGCCTCGGAGATGGATTTACTCGACCAAGCGCCGGAACTCTTGATGCTTCGTGCGAAATTGAGGCTTTTTCTCGACGCGAAGCAGGATTTCGAGCCGGAAACCATTCGCAGTATCACGTTTTTGCAGGAACAGCTTCGCCGAACGATTGAAACGATCAACAACAAGCGGTTTCAGCAGATGATTTCGGTGGAAGTGCTCAATCTTTTACTTTTTCGCATGGGCGACGTGTTGCACAAGTACATTAGCGATCCGGAAGTGCTGAACAGGATCGCCGAAGACTGGAACCGTATCGCGATCGAGACGAGCCCGAAGAAAAAGGCGCTAACCGCCGGGGTGCAGGTGAGTATTTGAGTCTTGTCTGGCATTTGTGCCGCGTCTGCCTGCATAAATTTCTCTGCGAGAATTGCGAGCGCCATGCCAGGGGCGAGGAGCTTTGTGACGAGCACCGATTCACCGCGCGGCGATCTTCTACGGAGCCGACCGTGTTCAGTAGAAGGGCAAGGAAAGACGCGATTCGAAGCAGAATTCTTAGGAGGCTGAGATGATATTTAAGAAGAAGTCGGAAGTGCCGAAAGTGCGGCGCATCATGCGGAAGATGTCAGGCCGTGGCGACGAACTGGTTGCCGAGTGGGACGAGACTGTGGCACCGGAGCGCCTTGCCGAAATCGAAAAGGAATTCAACTCCTGGATCGCCAACGGGAACTGGGCCGCCGACATCGACAAGGAAGAAGTCATCAAGAAGTTCGATCCCGACGCCAACATTCTGATGTTACCGCGGATGCAGGGCGGCTAGTGCCGATGCCGAGAACTGCGACGGAGATCCTCGCGCTTCAGGAGGCTCACAATGCCGCGCTGAACGCCCAGATGGAACTCATTACGTCGCAGATCAATGGGCAGATTGGAATGATGCTCGCGCCTGAGCCTTTCCTGATTCCTGGCCCTGAAATGAATAACAATGATTCCAAGATAGCGGCAGAGAAGCTCCTCCGGTCTGTTCTTCCGGAGGACCTCTGCGTTTCTCTGTCCGCGATCGGCATGTGCGAGGTTCAGGGCAAGAAGCACCTCTACAAAATCTTCAAAAACAGCAAGACACACTGCATTCAGGGCGACCGCATTTTCTCCTGCTGCATCCATCTTTCCGATTCGGCCGCTCCGGACACCGACCGGATTGTGGCCGAATATCTTTTGATAAAAAACAGCGAATCCGAGTACCTAAATATTGCGAACCTGACGGAGATTACGACGCGCCGAAGCCGGGGCGGAGAGGCGCTAGAGGCGCTATGGGACAATGCTGGACATCAATTTGACGCGGCCCGCTATTTAATGGGCGTCGATCAGGCTCGCGTGGGCGACACAATTCGCGTGCAAAGACCGGCGCGATACGAGCCTCGACCTCTCAACCAGCGCCTAACCACATCGGAAATTCTCATGATCGCTCTTGATCTCATGTCCAGGCATGAGCGGATGCTGGGATTACGGTTCCGGTTGATCCCATACGACGAATATCGAAGGCTGCCGGGGCTCAATTTTCAGCATTACTATGTGGATCTGACCTACGACGACGAGGCGTTGATGCTTTCCGCTGGGGACTTCGCGCAGCGTTATTTAAGGCTGGCCGTGTTTCGTCTCGTCGATCTGCTATTGGAGCCCGGGTTTTTAGTGCGCACATTCTGCGAACTGCCTATTCCTGGAGGTCTCGAACAGGGAGGAAGGGCATCCAACCCTGAGAACGGGATATCTCTTCGACTGACCAGCGCTTACAGTTTAGTGAGGAATGGTCTACTGACACGGCTTGATGCGGCGGTTATCCGGGAGCCGATCGGTGGATAGGCGTTCTTTCCTTGCCTCCGGGTACGTTCTCGTCTTGACAAGTCTGTTATTTTATAGGGCAGTACGCATGTAGGCTTCTGCGTAAGGCGCTCTGACGGCATCTGCAGCGTCGGAGTGAAACCGCCGGGCGACTGGCACTTTTTCTCACCCGAACTATTTCCGAAAACAATTTGGCAAAGAAACGTAGGTTTCGACCACTCATCACGGTCGAGAGCGGCGGCGTCATGCTTCTTTCAAGGGCAAAGTCGCTCGTCGAACTCGGTCGCGCAAGAATCGTGAATCAGCGATTGCGTCTCGTGAATCCGACTGACGTGGGGTACGAGCGTGCCGCACCGTTCGCCCGATTCAGCGGGAGCATGAGCTACGATCCGGAGATGGGAGGTGGACCGAACACGATCCAATTTTTCCGTCATAACCGCGGCAGGAAGGGCTCGGCTTGAAATCCAGCGTTATCGGCGTATCGGCCGCCATCAGCGCGATCAAGCGCCGGCAGCAGGTGCGTGTGTACGCGGAGACGCCAGGGCTCAAACTCCTCGGACTCGAGGACAAGCACGACGCTCGGATCAAATGGAAGACGCGCGTAGCGAAGCCTGTCACCGAAGATGACCGCCGAAATTTGGACAATGTGCGGGAGGAGCTCGCGAGACGGCTTGCTCCGGAGATGGAAGAGGCGCGAGCGGAATTCAAGCGGCGCACGCGGATGTGGTCACTCTTTCCCGACGAAGGGCCGCTTCGGCGAGAGCTCTACCCGAAGCACATGCAGACGGTCGGATTCACCAAGGACAATAACGAAGTCCTGATGATGGCGGCGAACAAGGTTGGCAAGAGCGATCTCGGCGCCTACTGCGTGACCGCATGGCTCACGGGCCGGTATCCGCACTGGTGGCATGGTCGCCGGTTCGACTACCCCACCGCCGGATGGGTTTGCAATCAGACCTCGAAAGACTGCCGCGACATCAACGAGGAAAAACTTCTCGGGCCGATCGGAAACGAAGCCGAGCGCGGAACCGGGATGATTCCGTCTCACCTTATCCAGAAATGCACCCCCAAGCCGGGCGTGCCACACGGCTTTGAAATCGTCGCCGTCGAGCACGTCTCGGGTGCCACGTCTTACGTCACCACGAAATCCTACGATCAGGGCCGCACCGCTTTTCAAGGGCGGAATCAGCATTTCATTTGGAACGACGAGGAAGTCACCAAGGAAATCTACGGCGAAGAGCTTCTGCGTATCATGATCGTCGATATTGCTCCGGAGGTGAAAGCCTCGGGCGTGATCTTGAATACCTACACGCCGATCAACGGATTGACCGAATTGACGACGGAGTTCATGGAGTCGGCTGGCCTCAGTATCGAAGCCTTGCGCAATGCTCAGGAGTCAGGCGAAGAAGTGGTGATCGCTTGAGACGTGTGGTGTTCGCGAGTTGGGCAGATGCTCCACATCTGACGCAGGCGATGATCGAGGCGCAGTTGATGGACATGGATCCACACCTGCGAGACGCTCGGTCAAAAGGTATCCCGTTTCTCGGGTCAGGCGCCGTCTACCCGGTGCTTCCGTCGCTGATCGAGGAGAAGGCGTTTGCGATCCCGGATCACTGGCCGCGCGCGTTCGGGTTAGATGTGGGCTACAACCGCACGGCGGCAATCTGGGGCGCGTGGGATAAGTCGAACGATGTTGTTCACCTCTACGACGAGCACTACGTCGGGGAAGAGAATCCGCAGGTACATGCCCACACGATCATGGGGTCAGGCGTAAAAAGCAATCTACGCGCGAAGTGGATTCCCGGCGTGATCGATCCGGCATCGAAGGGCCGAGGGCAGAAGGACGGCGAGCAGCTTCTTCAGACCTATCGCAATCTGGGGCTCGATCTTGAAATGGCGGTCAATGCTGTCGAGGCCGGGGTCCGTGAAGTTTGGCTTCGGCTGAGCAGCGGCCGGCTGAAAGTCTTCTCGCATCTGCAGTATTTCTTCAAGGAATACCTGCTGTACCGCCGGGATCGCAACGGGAAGATTATCGAGAACAAGTCGCGACCGGATCACATGATGGATGCCACTCGGTATCTCATCATGTCCGGACTCGACAAAATGAAACAGCCGCCATACGAGCGCGGACGCGAGATTCCGGATTGGGGCGACCCTGAATTGACCTCTTCGAATAGTTGGATGATAGCGTGAAACGATTCATCCTCGGCTTCATCCTCGGGCTCGGCTTGGCCCACGTCGCCAATGTGCGAGCCCAGGATCAGCAAAAGCCGTGCAATGGCGATCCCTGTCAGCAATGGGATGGCCAGGCCCACTACGCGACTTCCGATCTGACGGTGCGCGAAATCGTCGAAATTATGGCCGAATTCGACGTCAAGCACGTAGATCAACAGCCGTTTTCGATGCCAGCCTTCGGGGTTACGGCATTCGATAGTGCGCCGCCGGCCATCTGGCTTTTCAACGTCGGCGACCTAAGTAGCCGCGAATCGACCTTGATCCACGAATTGATTCACGTCAAATGCCGCCGGGCGGTTCTTACTTGCTCGGACGACTACGTGAGCGTCGAGGAAGACCGCCAATATAAAGCGATCTTCGGAGCGAAGCCGTGAAGCAAACGAAAGCGAAACGTGCGAAAGAGAAAGAGCGCCTCGCGGAAGTCGAATTCCGCAGCTACATTATCCAGATTCCGGATAACGAAATGCTGATTCGGATACTGCTCGGTTTCGAGAAGCCGTTCCGCTCAGAGTTCTACCGAAAAGCATTGCCTTACTTTCGTTTCAAGCCTGTCCCATTGGAGAGTATTTATGAATAGAATCAAGGCCGGAGTTGGCGGCGCGGGAACCGAGATGACGATGGAATCGCAGCCTCATCCGCCGTCACATTTTGAGATGCACCGGATGGACGTCGAGAAAGCGGACGACGGCTCGTTCGTCATGAAGCACCGGATGCGGCTGAAGAAGAAGCACGAGGGCAAGGACGGATTCCATCACGGATACATGGACGACAAAGTTCATACGGCGGCGAACACCAAGGAGTTGATGGCGCACATGCAGAAGCATTTCGGCGCGAAGATGGCTCCGGCTGGAGGCTCTGACGCTGCCGAAGAAGCGGCCGAAGGCGAGTAATGCCTCGCTTCACGAAGGCGAATCCGGCGGTCAAGCCGAGCCATAAGGGCGCACTGCATCGCGATTTGGGCGTTCCGCTGGATCAGAAAATTCCAATCTCGAAGATTCATGCCGCGATGCACTCGAAGAATCCAAAGGTTCGGAAGCGGGCAAATTACGCAAACACGATGGCTGGCTGGAGTAAGAAGTAATGCCACTCCTGCCGGGCAAAGCAAATCGCGAATCGAACTTCAAGGAGTTGCGCCAAGGTAAGACGTTCGCGCGCACCCAGCGAAAATTCGGCACGGCTAAAGCTCGACAACAGATGATCGCGATTGAATTATCGAACGAGCGAAAGACGGCGGGCGCGATTCATCGGGCCGGGAGGAAGTAATGCCGACGATCGGGCAGATGCACTCGAATCAGCACTACCTGGGGACCCAGCACGACAGTAAGCCTGAAACCGAAGAGGATAAGGCGATGTCGAAAACTCACAAAAAGCATCGCAAAGAGATCGACAAGATGGGCGAGAAGACAGAAAAGGCTCGCGTCAAAAAGCTAAAGAAGTCGATAAAGTACAACGAGCAACACGCCAAAGAGCACCTCAAGGAAATCCCGAAACGCCGCAAAGAACTCCTGAAACTCACAGTGAAATAGTGGCCAAGCGTACACAGCCAAAACTTCCAGAGACGAAATTCAAGCGTAGGGCGACAGTCTCGCGCACCGAAACTGGAGCCACGCAAACAAACATCGACATTGTGCCGGACGATCCGACCGCTCCCACGCGCGAGGGCAACGTTCGCGACTTCCTCGACCAAGCCCTGAAGCGGTTCCAGATGTGTGTAGACGCCGAAATGTACTTCCGCACGGAGGGACTGAAGGACGCGCTGATGGTCGATGGCGAGGGGCAGTGGGATGACGATATTCGCGGGAAGCGCATCCGGAAGAAGCGCCCGGTTCTCACGCTGAATCGATTCATCCCGATGATCGCGCACGTCGCAAACGAGCAGCGCATGTCACGCCCGGCCATTCAGATCGATCCGGTAGGCGGCGGAGCCGATCCGGAGTCCGCCGAGATTCGGCAGGGACTCATCCGTCACATCGAAGTCACCTCCAACGCCGAGACGGTTTACGACACAGCATTTGAGCGGATGATCGAAAAAGGATGGTCGTGGTTCCGTGTTGTGACCGACTGGGAATCCCCGCTCTCTCATCATCAGGTGATTCGCGTCGAGGGATTCACGAATGACTTCTGCGTCTATGGAGACCCGAACGCGGAAGACCCCACGCGGAAAGATCAGAAGTTTGCCTTCGTGGTTTACGACATGCCCCGCGGTGATTACCTCACCATGCACCCCCGTTCGAAGGCTGCCAGCATGACGCAGTTCGCCAGCATCGGCGATCAGGCGCCGGGATGGCTGACGACCGACAGCGTGCGCGTTGCCGAGTATTACTACATCGAAGACGTGCCCATGAATTCGGTAAGGCTCATCGGTGGCGACGGTATCTGGGAAGACGAGATCGAAGAGCGCAGCGGGATGTGGTTCAAGAAGGCCGACCTCGCGGCTTACGATGCCGGTACGATGCCGGCCCAGGCGGTTCAAGAAGTGCCCCTCGATCTTCAGGACGGCAAGCCCGTCATGCGGAAGAGTTCGCGCCCGAAGGTGAAGTGGTGCAAGATCAACGCCGTAGAGATTCTGGACGGCAATGAAGGCGACGATTTCGCGAAGAACACCGCCGGGCGCGAGATTGCCGGGAAATTCATTCCGCTCATCATGGTCTGCGGCCGTGAGCGCATGGTTCGCGGACAGCGACGTCTCGCGGGCATGGTCCGTAACAATCGGGACGCGCAGCGCATCTACAACTACATGGCGTCCGGATTCGTCGAGATGGTCGCGCTCGCGCCGAAATCGCCTTTCATCGCAGCCATCGGGCAGATTGAAGACTTCAAGCCGATATGGGACTCGCTGAACGAAGAGAACTGGCCGTTTCTGCCGTACAAACCACGCGACGTTTCCGGGCAACTCGTGCCGCCTCCGCAGCGCCAGGAATACCGGATCGCCGAATCGGTATCCGGATATCTCCAGGGACTCCGAGAGTTCGACAACATCATCAAGATCGGCTTCAACATCTTCGACCCGAGCCTTGGCACCGCGCGAGCGGACCAATCCGGACGGGCGGTCGCCGCCCTTCAGGGGCAGAGCGACTCCGCAAACTTCAACTGGCTCGACAATATGCGCCGCGCCATCATCTTCTGTGGCGAAGTGATGCTTGAGATGCTGCCGATTATCTACGACGCCCCGCGCGTGGTGACAATCAACCGGGTGAATAAGCCGGCAGAAGAAGTTCAGATCAACCAAGAGTTCGTCGGCAAAGACGGGAAAGTGAAGAATCACGACCTCTCGGTTGGCAAGTATTCCGTCACCGTTTCCCTCGGCCAATATGCCTCGAAGCGCGCGGAAGCGGTGCGGTCGCTGACGGACGTGGCGAAGAATGTCCCGCAGGTCGCGATTGCGCTTCTCCCGTTGATCCTCGAGAACATGGATTCTCCGATGGCGACGGAAGCCGCAGCGATCGTGAAGCGGATGCAGCCTCCGCAGATGCAGGAGCCCGGCTCGCCAGAACAGGTCCAGTCACAGTTCGCCGCGCTTCAGGCACAGCATCAGCAACTCATGCAGGCATTGCAGCGTGCGACCGAAATCATTCAGACGAAGCAACTCGATCACGCGAGCAAGGAGCGCATTGCGGGCTTCCAAGCTCAGGCGCAGCTTGTCATGGCTCTCGCGAAGTCGGGAGGCGCCGCGGCGCTTCAGTTTGCCACGCAGGAATTCCAGCGGATCCAACAGGCGCTCGATCAGGACCATGAACGACAGATGGCCCAGCAGGAAGCCGCGCACGAGATTCATTTGGAGTTAGTCAGCCAGACGGCACCCGCGCCGGCGGGCGGGCAGTGAGCACGGTCGACATCGAATCCGTCCTACTCTGCCTCATCGGTGGAAGCTGCCTTGTCGCCATGACGATCGACTGGTTTCGGAGTAAGCGGGAAGAATGACGATTGGGGAAGTCTCTAAAAGTGCGAAGGGCGGAAAGCGCCCCGCGCGCGACCCGCTCGTGAATTATATGGGGCCGAAGGCGGCTCCGTTCAAATGTGGCCACTGCAAGTATTTCGTTAAAGATAACGCTCCGTGCAAAAAGGTCTCTGATCCCGTTCAATCCAAAGGTTGCTGCAATCTCTTTCAGCCCTCGTAGCTCAGTCGGTAGAGCAACTCGCTCGTAACGAGAAGGTCGCCCGTTCAATTCGGGCCGTGGGCTCTCGCGGATTCGTCCGCGTACTCGGCGACGGCGTGCCGTTAAACGCTGAATCCATCCCGACCATAGGAGTTAATTGTGGCCGTAACGATCGTAACCAGTACCGATACCGTTGAAGAAGTGAAAGCCGCCCTCGGCGACACCGTGGAGATTGAAGAAGAAACTCCCGCCGAAGAGGAAGGCGAAAAGCCTGCCGCGAAACCCGCAAAGGGCGAAGAGGAGCCCAGCGAGGAAGAGCCGGCAGAAGAGGAAACACCGGAAGGGGACGAAGAGGAAGGCGAGCCTGAAGAGGAAGGCGAAGCCAAGCCGAAGAAGGCCGCTCCGTCAATGGTTCCAAAGTCCAGGCTCGACAAGGAAATTCAGCGACGGAAGAACGCCGAGCGACGCGCAAGCGAACTCGAAACGCCGACCGAAGAGGAAGAGCCTCCCCTTGAGAAAATAGACCGCCAATTCTATTCAGGAAAGCCGAAGCCGATGCTCGCCGACTTCCTAAAGGGAGTCGACAAGTTTGACGCGGAGGCGATGGCTGTCGCCCAGGAGAAGTTCTGGGACACTCGGGAAGCGTGGGCAGATGAAGAAGCTGCCGCGAAGATCGAGTTTACAAAAGCGGTCGAGAAGGCTGAAGACGCCCGCGCGCAACTCGTTGAAGGGTTCTCTGAGCGATGCAATGCTTTCGCTAAAGCGGAGCCCGACTACAACGAGTTCGTGCCGAATTCGAAGGTGATGCTGGATGGAGTCCAAGAGCAATTCATCTACGAATCGGAAGTCGGGCCGCACATGCTTCTCTACTTCGTGCAGCACCCGAAAGAGGCGTCGCGCATCAGTTCGATGCGAATGCGCTCGAAATCGGAAGCCCTCCTGACACTCGAAGCCAAACTCGTAAAACGGTACGGCGTCGAGGAAGGGACCGAAGAAGAGGAAGAAGAGCAGCCGCGCATCCCCAAGAAGCCGGTGGCCGCCAAGAAAACAGCAAGCAGCGCCCCTGTACCGCCAGCGCGAATCAAGCCCGGAGGTCCTGGACCACGATCGGAAAGGGAACTCGCCGGGCCGGAAGACAACTCTGGCGTCGACATCAAGTTCAATCCTGAACTGGAGCGGCGCGACTTAGAACGCAAGAAACTCAAATAACATGCTCAATCGCCCGTCAGGTCGGGAATTGAGCGGAGACACATAAATGGCCAATCAATTCCTGACTACGAGCCAAGTGCTTCAGAAAAGTTTGCCAGTGCTCAGAAACAACCTGGCATTCTCGAAGTACACGCTCAACACATATTCGGATCAATTCGCCCGAGAAGGCGCGAGGGTCGGATCCACGGTCACAGCCCGCAAGCCTCCCAAGTATCGCGGCCGGTACGGTAACGCGATCGACGTTGAAGACATCCAGGAAACGCCAGTGCCCGTCGTGGTCGACAAGTTGTTCGGTGTCGACTTGGAATACGATGACGTCGCATTGACCCTGACGATGGACAATTTCACCGAGCGATACATCGACCCTGTGATGGCTCGCATCGCGAACGAAATCGATTACACCGGCATGTTGCTCTACAAGGACGTATACAACTTCGTCGGTCAGCCCTCGGTCGCGATCAGTTCGCGCACGAGTTATCTGTCGGCTGGCGTGTTGCTGGACAATACGGCAACCCCGCGGCGCGGCAAGGGAAGCCGCAATAACGTGATCTCGTCTCAGATGCAGGCGAGTCTCACCGACAACCAGGCGACACTGTTCAATCTGACGACAACGATTGCCGATCAGAACCAGACTGGCGAGATGGGCTACGCGCTCGGCTTCCAGTTTGCGATGGATCAGAATACGCCGGCGCATACGGTCGGAGCCCTCGGCGGCACGCCGCAGGTGGACGGCCCGAATCAGACCGGATCGAGCATCCTCCTGAAGACGGGCGGCAGTTCGGTGACGGGATACTTCAAGCAGGGCGACTGCATCACGTTCGCCTCTGTTAACGGTATCGTCCCGAACACGGCGACGAAGAGCGGCGGCGGCGTCTCCACGGGCGCCCTGCAGCAGTTCGTGGTCACGGCGGATACGGATTGTACTTCCGGTGCGATCACGGTGCCGATTTCTCCGCCGATCATCACGGTCGGCGCCTTCCAGACCGTCACGGCATCCCCGGCGGATTCCGCGAACGTCCTGGTGTTCACGAATGCTTCGTCTCAGGCTGGCTTGGTGTCGAAGCAGGGCTTGGCGTTCCATCAGCAAGCCTTCACGCGCGTCATGGTCGATCTGGCGATTCCCGGTGGAGTGGACAAGAGCGGGCGTATCAGCGATCCCGAATCGGGCTTGGCATTCCGCCTCGTCCGGGCATACGACATCCGTGGCAACAGCCGGCCGACGCGCGTTGAGGCGCTGTGGGGCTGGAGCACTCTCTATCCGGAGTGGGCCTGCCGCGAAGTGTCGACTACCTAACCACAATCGAAACGAAAGGAAAAATGGAAACCCATATGAAAAACTTCATGAAAATCCTGACGTTGGCTGTGGTTCTGTTGGCGGTCTCCGTGACCGCCTTCGCTCAAGTGCAGCCAACCTTCACGACTCTCTCCTCGGCAATCTCCGACGAGCGCGCCACGCGCATGATCGTCGCGAGTGCCACCGGATTCACGGCCAGCAATTCGGCTGTTGGAACCGACTACTATGCGTTCATCGATCACGAACTCGTCCGGATCACGGCCGTCAGCGGAACAACCATCACCATTCAGCGTGGTCAGTCCAGAACGGGCGCGACGCCGCACGCCTCTGGGGCGCACGTCTTTGTGGGCGTGGCACCATCCAGTCCGGGGCCGGCAGCCGGGCAGTCCGGTGGACCGTTCATTTCGAATGCGCTTCAGGGTTCCTGCACCCGCGGTAACTATGGAATCCTGCCGCTCATTCAGGTCAATCCGAATGCTCTGGGCGGAGCCGCGATGTATAACTGCAACGGCGGGGTCTGGCTGCAGCAGACCTTGCCCGATGACGTTCCGACCACGCCGCTCTCGTCAGTTTGCACGGTGCCGATCGGATCGGTGGCCTACGCCTCTCTGGGAACCGTTGTCGCCGATACGGCCGATAAGCAGTTCCGGGCGTCGATCTTTGTTCCGTACACGGCATTTTTCACCGGGATCAAGTTCCTTGCCGGAACCACAGCAACGACCGACAACGTGACCTCCGCCCTGTTTTCCGCTGATGGGAAACGGATCGCGAGTAGCGCGGCAGCGGGAGCCCTGTTATCCGGTGCCAGCACGTTCCAGACGAATGCCTTTGCGCTGAACCGTAATGGTGCGGCCCAGACGACCACGCTCGTCACCGGGCCTGCCATGTATTTCGTCACAGAGACGGGTAATGGATCAGCGGCGGGGGCTTACGCCTTCATCGCGGCTTCCACTTATCCGAACGTGGTGACGGGATCGGCGACAAGCCAAACTTTCGGGACTTGGCCCGATTTCACAGCGCCAACTACTTTTACTGCGGATGTTGGGCCAATTTCGTGTTTGTATAAGTAAACAAAGGACTTAGCTGTATAGTCCAACTCTGGCCACCCCTCGTCAAACAGGGGTGGCCTTTTCGCATTTCAAGAAGAAGGGAACGCTTTCCATGAACCGACTAATCATGATTACCTGCGCCCTGGTCCTGATTGTGGGGTTCGCGCTCCCATCCTCGGCGCAGACCTACAACACCAAGACCGCCACGCTTAACGCGAGCGGCAGTGCTTGCACCCAGGCCGATAGTTCCAGTTCTGTGAACCTCCGTCTCAACCCGACCGATTCGAGCGGGACACTACAGATTTCAGGAACGTTCTCCGGAACGGCCACATTCCAAGCCTCGGCGAGCGGCGGGCAGCAATGGACGACGACCTCGGCCCAGCCTTTAGCCGGCGGCGCGCTTGTATCGACAGCGACCGCTGCTGGAGCGTGGCAACTCGACGTCGCCAGTCTCACGAATATCTGCGTTTATGTGTCCAGCTACACATCGGGCAACCTTATTGTTTCGCTGTCCTCCTCTCCGGCGCGGGGAAACATCGTCACCTCGAGCGTCGTCAAGACGCAGGTAGACGCCTATACCTCGGCAGGAATTTACACATGGAATAAGCCGACAGGGGCTATCGCGATTGACATTTACGCCATCGGCGGTGGCGGGGCTGGCGGTGCGGGCATCGTGTCGACTGCCGCTGGCGGTGGCGGGGGCGGCGGGGGTGGATGTGCGGTCATTCATCTGAATGCGGCTTCCATCGGAGCCACCATGACCATCACGGTTGGCACTGGCGGCATTGGCGGTTCAACGAAGGCTAACGCTGGCAGTTCGACTGTCGTTGAAGTCACGAGCGGCAAAACGCTCCTGACGGCAGGACTCGGCGTTATTGGTATCGACGCTAGCTCCAACTCGGGAGGCGGGGGCGGTGGCGGCGGATCAATGGGTTCGCTTGTTGTCGCTGCAAACTCAAGCCCGGGAACACAAGGCGCAGGCTACCAAGGCGCAGGCGGCGGAACGGGGGCCACGACCGGCGGTATCGGCGGTAAGGGCGACCAAGGTGGCGGGGGCGGCGGAGGTGGAAAGAATGCCACTGCTGGCGGCGCTGGCGGAACCTCAAGTTGCGGCGGCGGCGGCGGCGGGGGTGGCGCATCGACTGGAACTGCCGGCGCAGGCGGAGTTGGCGGGCAAGGCGCTGCGGGCGGAACTTCTCAGGGCGGCTCTGCGACGACCACAGGCGTCTACACGCTCGGCGGATCTGGCGGAGCTGGCGGTGCTCAAACCACGCAGACCGGCGGCAACGGCGCGGTTCCTGGTGGTGGCGGAGGTGGCGGTGGAAACCTCGCGACATCTGGCGGCAATGGGGGCGATGGCGCCGTGACAATCATTTCTTATTTTTGAAAGGATCTACAAATGGCAGATTTCAATTATCAGCGCGATCACTCGCGGGCGCTCTACGCGACCGAAACGCGAGGCAGCGTCAAGAAGGGCCAGTTTTATACCTGTCACTCGAAAGCGGATGAACAGGTGGCCAAAGACCTCGGATTCACGAGCGAGCGTTATGTGCGGTCCGAATGGCCGAAGACCATGTTTAACAAGAAGTCGGGCGACTCGCGGCCGATCGGAAAGCTCGAATGGTCCGATGCCGAGAATCAGAAAGCGGTTGATGGCCTGGGAGCGGACTGGACATTCGATCACGTTCCGGTGCCCGAGAAGAGTTCGGCGACGGCACCGTCCTCAGACGCCGGACTGACCGCAATTCTCACCGAGATACGCGAGATGCAGAAGGCTATTCTGGACGTCGGCGACCTGGTGACGACAACCGGAGAGGATATCGCCGCACTGCGCAACAGCGTCAGCAATCTCGATCAGCGGCTCACCGAAGTCGAGACAGAAATGACCGTCGAGGAAGCTCCGAAGAAGGGCAAGTAATTGACCGTCTCGGACCTTATTTTCGACGCAGAGGTAATGTCGGGAATGATCGGCGTAGGCGATGTGCTTCCTCCCGAGGAAGCCGCCTGGGCCTTTCGTCGCCTGAACGACCTGATCGACCTGATGAAGACGAACCGCCTCTGGATCTACCGAAGGCAGCGCGTCGGCGAATTCACGGTCACGTCAGGACAGGGCGACATTACCGCCAACTCGCCCATCACGATCGGTACGGGCGCGATGTGGAACACGCCGCGGCCCATCTTCATCGACTACGCGGGAGTCATCTACACTGCCGGCAATACCCCTCAGCCGGAATTGAAGATGCACATTTTCACGGTCGAGGAGTGGCGGCGCATTACCGTGAAGGGAATCACGTCAACGCTCTCTCGCGCGCTAATCTATGATCGCAACTTCGACTCCTCCGGTTTCGGGAATATCTACCTCTATCCGGTGCCGTCGGCGACGTTCAAGGTGGTTCTCTACAATCCTGTGGCCATGGACGAGTTTCCGCTCGACGCCAACGGAAATCCGGATTTCACAACCGTTCTCGCGATGCCTCCAGGATATCGCCCTTTGCTGATCTCGAATCTCTCGAAGATCCTCTGTCTCGGCGTGCTGCCCGTGCCGGAAGACGTGCGCGAGCAGGCGACCGCGACAATGGATTTCGTGAAGTCGTCGAATGTGATTACGCATATGGATGCGCTCAAGTGCGACGATGCTACGCGCGAGCAGGACAATCGGACGAGCGGGTGGGATTGGATCGGAGGCGGCTTCCAATGATGAAAACTATCGGAGGGCAGGATGCCAGAAATCGGCGCTGAATTTCTCAAGCAGCTTCATTTTGATCCGATCAACGCCGTCATCGTCGCCGGAGCCGCGCTCCTGATTTACACGCTACTCAATCGAGAGCAGCGGTGGCATAGCAAGTGGATCATTCGCCACGATCAGGAATGCGACGAGAACCGAAAAACGAATAACAAACTCTTCGCCGAAATGCAGAGCATGAACGCGCATCTCGCCACGCTGACCGAAGGCCACGAGAAGCGCATCGACCGCCTAGAAACTCAGTCCGATCGCGCGAGGGCACGATGAACAAAGAAGACCTGATTAAACTCGCCACGATGGCGTCCTTGAACATGGGCCTGGATCCAGCACTCGTCTGCTCGCTTTGCGCCCACGAATCGGACGGCTGGCAGCAGTTTGCCGTGCGCTACGAGCCCGCATTCTACGACCGCTACATTTCCAGCATGAAAGGCTTGAGCGAGACCGAAATGCGAATGCGGGCAACCTCTTTCGGCCTAACTCAAATCATGGGGCAGACCGCGCGCGAACAGGGCTATGACGCCAAGTTTCTCACGCAACTTCTTGAGCCGCTCGATAACTTGCGCCAGGGTCTCACGAAGCTCAGGCGTTCACTGGACAAGAACGGCGGAAGCATCCCGGCCGCGCTTCTTTCCTACAACGGCGGAGGCAACGCGAACTATCCGGATCTCGTTCTTGGGCATTATAAAGATTACGCATACCTGAATTCAGCAACGAGGCAGCCATGATTAATTGGGACGGCGTTCTGCTTGTCAAGCTGACGGAATCCATACTGATGCCGCTGTTTGTTTGCTACCTCATCCACCGTGCCACCATGCAGGACTTTCGCGACTTCGTGGACACGCTACACCGTCCCGGGGCTTCGATTCTCGTCTCGTATGTGCTACTCATCACGGGCGTTATCATGATGAAAATTATGCTCTACGACGACGGGAAATACGTCGTCGGCGTGGCGATCGGAGTCTTTGCAAAGTCGCTCACTCCTTCAACAGATACGAAGAGCGAGGAAAAGGGCCAACAATGAAAAAACTTCTTTGTGCTTTGGGATTGCTGCTGATTCCTGGAGTGCTTCTCGCTCAGGCGCCGATCGCGGCGGATGCCATCTCGGCAAGTTCCACCGACTGCACGGTGGCAAGTTCTTGCGTCTTGCTGCGATTTCCTCCGGGGACCGCGAGCGTCGGCGTTCAGATCGCCGGGACATTCAGCGAGACGCTGCTATTTGAAGCGACACTTGATGGCGTGAACTTCACGGCAGTCGGGGGTACGCCTATCGCCGGAGGGGCGATCGTGACGTCGGCAACGGCCGCCGGCGTGTGGCAGTTCGGCGTTGCGGGCCTTCAAGAGTTACGGGTTCGCTGTTCAGTCTTCGCGAGTGGGCAGGCTAGCGTCGTGATCCTCGGAACACAGGGAATGCCTGGCGCGGCGACGGCGATCGCCAGCTTCACGGCGGTCGGGAATAAGGTCGAAGTCGTCGATGGCTCCAACAACGTGCTACCGACAACGGCCTCGGGCCCGGTTGTGCCGAGTTCGGCCGATGGAATAGTCGTCAGTTACGAGGCGTTGACTTCTGGCGGAATCACGACCGCAATGACGGCGACAACCTCAACCGTCGTCGTCTCCGCAACCGCTGCCCAATACATCTACATCGACCATTGCACCGTATCGAACGCGAGCACGACGGTCAGCACGGATATTAGTCTTCAGGATGGAAGCGGCGGCACGATTATCTGGAATATTCCGGCACCGGCAGCATCGGTCGCGACAACGGGAGGCGGCGGTGCCGACGTGTCATGGCCGAATCATCCACTCAAGGTTCCAACTGCCGGGAATGGCCTATTCGCCGCGAATGTCACAACCGGCTCAAGTACGAAGATATTTTGCTCGGGCTTCAAGAGCGCGATTTCTTATTAATATGCGACGACTAATTCCACTTCTGCTCTGTCTTTCGCTAACAGTTCCCGCGTTCGCCTCGCGTGACTTCACGGCAGCGTCTTCGCAGCGGATTGACCTGAACACCACGCTCGGCAATTGGGAAGGCACTCAGGCGTGGAGTATTGCCTGTTGGGTCCGCATGAAGACAAACGTGGCAGGCGTCATCATCGGAAAGCAGGATGCGACGGCGAACGTACGTGGATGGGCAGTCTCAACAGCCGCAGGTGCAACCAACGCCATTGTTCAGGTGGGTATTCAGAACTCACCGAGTAATCACATCGTTCAGCGGACTTCCGGCGAAGTCCTGACGCTGAATACTTATGTGCATCTTGTCGTGACCTATAGCGGGAACGGACTCGCTTCCGGAGTCTTGTTCTATGTGAATGGATCGTCTTCCAGTAAGGCCGCCGCGACAGCCGATAATCTTGCTGGCAATACCATCCTGAATTCGGTCGCCTCTCAGATTGGAGCAAGGGGCGGTACTGGGGCGGCGACTGCGTTCGAGAATGCGATTCTTCGGCGAGGTCTTCTCTATAACGTTGCGCTTACCGCTCAAAATGCGGCGGACCTTTTCAACGAAGCGGTGCGGCCCGATGCAATCTCTGGGCTTCAAGGGTGGTGGGAGTTTGGCTCCTTCAATGATGGAGCCACTCAGGTCGCGGACTGGTCCGGAAATAACAACTGGGGAAATATCACGGGCGCGGCCTACTCGACCACGGATCCTACCGTCACGTCCTACACGCCGAATGTAGGGACGAGCGGCGGTGCAACGCTTTCCGGCCCGCTGACTCGCGGCGGAAGTCCGCCTTACGTCCAGAATCTCGGCTGGGCCGGAGGCGCGAACAACGGCAGGGCGGACCAAATTGGACCGGCACTGATTCAGAAGCTAGCGGTAGGTAGTTATGTCGGCTATTTCGAAAACGACACTGGCGTCAAAACATTAGATCCATCGAATCAGCCTGGGGCGTTTGATTTCGACACCCCGTCAATCATAGCGACAAGTTCAACTGGAGCGGCTGGAAGCTGGACATTCACGAGCCAGGATACGGCGAGCGGATCAGCGTTCAATGTCAATAATCTCGTCGGTGCTCTAACAGGGCCGCAAACGACGGCGTTCAAGGCTGCGGTTCAAGGTGAAACGTCGCTCTCGACATTCCCGATTTACGACCCTGACGACAATATCTGCAAGACATGGTTTCACGGTGGAAACAATACTGGACCGCGAGCGATTTATTACGCGACATGCTCAGTTGCCAGTTGCGGTGGAAACTGCGCGACAGCCGGAACCTGGAACGTGCAGAACGGCGGCGTCGCGATCATTTCAAAAGGTGCGGGTGGAACGTGGGACGATGGTTTCGTCGCAGCACCGCATGTTGTGCGCGTGAATTCCGCACTGATGCTGATGGTCTATGGAGGATTCAACGCGGCCGTCACCAAAGAGCAAATTGGATGGGCGACGAGTACGGATCGCGGCTTGACATGGACACCATCGGGATCAAATCCCATCATTCCGGTCGGTGCGGCAGGCAGTTGGAACGCGACAAGCATTCATCCCGGCGCATTCTTCATCGACATTCCCTTGCAGTTACTCGTCTTGTGGATCGGCGGCAACGGTAACGCCGCCACAGACGAATCCATTGGTTATTACTATTCTCCCATTTCGAGCACTCCGACATGGACAGCAGGCGCGTTCAATCCGGTATTCAACAAAAACGTGGCGACATCTGGCTTGAATAATTACGAGGACCTTTTCGCATCGAGCGTGGATGGATTTCTCGATGGAACAACCTACCATTTCGTAGATCGCGCAGATAACGGCGTCGGTGGCACAACGGGCTTTCGTGGCCGCACGGATCAAACACTGTCGCAAGTTGTGACGAGCAAAGACCGAAAGTTACTCCTGCTCAAGGTGGGCCATTGAAACGAATTCTTCTCATCCTCGCGTTCCTGATTCCGAGTCCGGCTCTTGCCGCGACGAACGCCACGACGACCGGCGTGCTGACGGTAAACGCAAACGATACGACGCTATCGGTGCGGGCAAAGTTCACCGGCGACGACAACGCAAACAACTCCGCGCTGATTGAGTACAAGAAGCACTCGGATGTGACATGGATCGCGGCCTATGCGCCGTTCATCGACAGGCGCCAATACCTTACAGGCGTTGCAAACACGAACGTCAATGAAGCGCGCGGCATTGTGATCGGACTGCTCATCAACACGAGTTATGACGTGCGGATCACATGGAGCGACGCGGACGGCGTGAGCGGATCGAACCCGGTCGAGGTGGACTCGACAACGACGTACAATACGGCGCCGAGTGAAGGCGCGACGACTTGCACCGCGACGGACCTTTCGACGCTGAATACCTGCATCACGGGGCTGAATAACGGCACGAAAAACTTCCTGCATATCAATGCAGGAACGTACTCGCAGGCGGCGGGGTTTACCATCAGCGCCACAGGATCTCTCGGCTCCTATGTTGTTATTGAAGGTGAGGCGATAGGCACGACACTTCTGACTGGTGGGACGAATGCCGACCTAAACATCACCGGCAGTTTCATTATCGTGAGGCAATTAGTTCTGCCGCAGTCGAATAAGTCTGGAATCGTGATCGGCGCGTCGGCCCATGACATCATCGTGAACGGAAACGCGATTCAATCTGTCTCGGCAAGCACGGTCGCGACCGACTGCCCCGGCAGCGGCACAGCGGCCGGCTATAACAACACCGGCATCTTCCTGACGGATGGCGCCACAAAAATCTATGTACTGAATAATGTGGTGGCGGCTTCAGCTCAACTCAACCTCTGCAATCAAAGCCCAATCTATGATTCTCCATCAGCGGGGATCGCCTGGTGCAGTAATTCACATAATGTGGTCGCGTTCAACACCGTCACAGGTTCCTTCCGCGATGCCATCACGGCGGATAGCGATGACTGCCAGACCGAGAACAACAACATTCACGATAACGTGACGAGCGGATTCAAGGATGACGGCAACGAGAGCAAAGGCTGGAACATCAACACAAAGTCGTGGAACAACCGGATTCTCGTCACTCAGGCTACGGTTCCCGTTTGCAATACCGCGACGGCTCCGCGCTGCGGAACGAATGGTCAGCCGAGCGCCTACGGCAACACCTGCCATGCCTTCAACACGAACAGCACCTCGATCGCTTATGGACCGATTTGGATTTTTCGGAACCAGTGTTACGCCGACTTCGACGGCGGCGGCGGTGAAGCGATCCTTAAGCAGCAAGCCGTCTATCCGTATCGCATCTTCCATAATTCATGGAACACGAACACTATAGGTGTGAACTGGGACGGGCTGAACAGCGCCGGCGGCTGGAGCGAGGTTTACAACAACATCGCAAAATCGCTGAACGGGAACCTTCTCGTGAACGGGCAGAATGGGCTGATTAAAGCCGTCACGATTAGCGGAGACGCGACAGGAGTGACGGCCGGAACCTACACCGCCAAGAAGCCTACGGGCGGCACGAATAGCTGCGTCAAGGCTTCTGGCGGCATTTACCAAGTTTCCTTCGACGTGACGGTTGCGGCAGGCGTTTACACCGCCATCCTCATTCGAGATCCGGGATATTCGGCGGGTCGATGCGCGGTGAACGATACGCTCGTCATACCCGGTACTGCGTTCACTGGTGGAACGTCTCCCGCTCGAGACTTGACAATCACCGTCGCATCCGTGACGGGCTACACGGCGGACAACAATCTGTTCTATCAGGTCAATAACGACAACAATTGGGGAAAGCAGTGGGACTTCACCGATAGCACGACTTCACCAACGACGCTGAGTTACCTGTCTCTCGGCGGGTTTACGACGGGAACCGGCCAAGATACGAACAGCATCGGCAAAACCACGAATCCAAGCTTTCAGAATGGCACCGATGCGACGAGCATGGTCATCCTGAACACGAGTCAGGCGGCGAATAAGGCCAAGGCGCTGACGATGTTCAATGGCTCGTCCTCTGGATGGCCGTTCACGACCGCCAACGCCTCTATCGGGTACTACGAAGCCAATGCCGGGGGGTGCACGCCGGATCATTTGACCTTTATCGCGCAACCGCAGAATGCCGGACTAGCGGCCACACTCGGCACGGTGACGGTCGGCGTCTATAACGCGAGCAATGTGCTCTGCAATACCGACACGAGCAATGTGACTGTCGCGAAGACGGCCGGGGCGACGTGGGGGACTCTCGCCGGAACGCTCACGAAAGCGGCCGTCGCCGGCATCGCAACCTTCACCGATTTGAACGTCACCACAACCATAGGAAGCGGCTCGATCACCGCAACCGATGCCGCTCTGACGGCAGGCGTCAGCAACACCTTTACGATCTCGACACCCTGCACTCCGGATCATTTGGCATTTACGGATCAGCCCGCAAATGCGCCGTCGGGAGTCAGCTTCGGGACAACCATCGTGGCCGTGCAAGATGCGAGTAACGTCACCTGCAACGATACGCGGGTGATTACACTCTCGAAACATGCCGGAACCTGCTTAGGTCAAACCCTTGGCGGGACTGTTTCCGGGGCAGCCATCCTCGGACTCTTCACGACAACCACGGGGACACTGACGGGAACACCTGGGGCCTGTAGGCTCGACGCGAATGCGACTGGAGTTACCGGCACGACCAGCACTCAGTTTTCAGTCGTGACGACTGGCCCTGGCGGTCGGGCTGGAGTATTACTGAAAGGCAAGCATTAGTTGGACTTTCCCGCGCTGATCGGGCCTTTCTACCAACTCTTCTCCTCGAAGGCGGAGATTCAGACCTGCAAGAATCTCTACCTCGAGAAGATCGAATCTGGAGCCGGACGCAACCAGTACGTGATGTATCGCTCGCATGGGCTGAAGAGCGTGGCATCGACGCTGAACCGCACGAAGCTAACCTGCCGCGGGTTGCTCGAATTGAACGATCACCTCTTCGACGTGCAGGACGACACGATTTACGATCTGGTTTCCGACGCCTCGGTCAGCGGGACATTTGGGCCGATCGGCGATGACGGCCTTCCGGTGAGCATGGATGCCTCAGCCACGGCACTGTTCATCGTGGCGGCGAATATCCTGTATCGTCTGAGCGGCGCGCTCACGCAGCCGGTGACGCCGTTCACTCCGCTCGCCGTATCGGTATTGGCCGGCTACGTCATCGCGATCGCCGAGGGCACGAATGGGGCGCGGAATCAATTTTACTTTTCGATCGACGATGGTGTGACCTGGGATGCTCTAAACTTCCAGACCGCAGAAGCCTATCCCAACGCCCTCGTCAATATGATCGTGGCCTTTCAGGAATTGTGGCTCTTCGGGAATCGACGCACGCAGGTCTTCACGGTGGGTACGGATCCGAATGCGCCGTTCGTTCCGGTTTCAGCCGGCGTGATTGAGATGGGCCTGGCGGCAAAGTTTGCCCTGGCGAAGCTCGACAACTCGATCTTCTGGCTGGGGCGGAACAAGGATGGCGATCACATGGTATGGCGCGCGAATGGGTACACTCCGACGCGCGTGAGCAATCATGCGGTCGAGAATGCTTTCCGGACGTACCGGCGCCACGATGACGCGATCATGAGCACCTACCAGCTAAACGGCCACTCGTGCCTGCGGCTGACGTTCCCCTCGGCGAACGAGAGTTGGGAGTACGACGTCTCGACCGGGATGTGGTATCAGCTTGCGTTCTGGAACTCGGCGACGAATGTTTACGAGCGACATCGTGTGAACTTCTACGCTTCCGCCTTCGCGAAGATTTACGGCGGCGATTACGGAAACGGGATGCTATACGAGATGAGCCCCGATTTCTTCTCGGACTTCGGCTATCCGATCCGATGGGAGCGCCGGGCACCTCACCAAGCCGCAGATGGGAAGCGTGTCATTTATCGCAGGTTTGGTCTTTTTATGCAGGTTGGTGTGGGGACGACGACACCGATATGGCTCAACGATCACAGCGTCGACCCGGTGACGTTCGCTGCGGATCTCGCGAGTCTCGTGGGCGCAACCACCATCACGCAGGCTCAGTCGGATGCCATGCAGGCCATCTACAACTATCAGCCTTACGATCAAGACCTTGCGATGCCTCAGCCCTCAGTGATGACGCCACTCGGATTCTACGATTATGGCACTCGCCCTTCGGTCTCGCTGCGTTGGTCGAACGATGGCGGAGTCAGCTACGGGCCGTTCTTCAGCCGGGATATGGGCCGGGCTGGCGACTTCAACAAGAGAATCTACTGGGTGCGCTGCGGGATGGGCCGGGATCGCGTCTGGGAAATCAGTGGGACGTCTCCGGTAAAGACGGCCATCGTGCAGGCGGCGATGAACGCGGACGCTTGTGATTCGTAATGCCAATTATCACGATCGCCGGGATTCAGGTGGAAGGACTGGAATTCAGAACGCCACTTGTTCGCGTCACCCCAGAATCTTTTGCCGAGATTCGGCAGCATGGAAGCGCCGGCCTGATTATCGAGCCGGTGTGGCAGCGGCGGATTGCACAGTGGGAAAAGATGTTCTCGCAGGTCTCGCAGGTGATCGACGTTGCCGCGACCTACGCCCTCTCCGGCGATCTTGTCCAGAATACGACAGCCGTTCAGGCGCAGGACGAGGCGGCGCTCGCCCTGGCCACACAGAGCGTCCCGCAGGACTATTCCGCGCAGATTGCCGACCTGGAGCGCCTCGCGAGTTACGAGCCGATCTCGCTGCCGCAGGGTCTCAGCATGAGCGACGCGCCGACATTCGCCGGAATTACGCTGACCGGGCTGACGGCTGGCTCTGTGCCATTTATCGGGACGGGCGGGGTGATCTCCGAGGATAACGCGCGCTTCTTCTGGGATAGCACCAATCATCGTCTCGCGCTCCTGAACGCGGCCCCGACAAAGACGCTCGACATTGGAGCGAGTCACCAGTTCACGGTGGATTCAAGCGGCAACATGGTGGCGAATTCAGTCTCGTCCGCCACTTACTCGGCCGCCGGAACCGTAACCTTCCAGAACGTCACGAGCGGAGATTTGGACTTCCTGGCAGTCGGCAACTTCAACGTGTCGGTGAACGGGACTCCAGTGCTAGCGATCGACAATACAGGGCTCGCCACATTTCCAGGAATCGTCAATGCGGTAACTAACTTTCAGGCAAACGGGACTCCGGGGATCACCGGAACGCTCACGACTGGATCGCTTGTCGGAAAAACACTCACGTTCACCAACGGGATTATCACGAACTTCGCATGACAGAAGAACAGAAAATGCAAAAGGTGCTCCTCGAGAAGAACATCGAGGGCATCAAGACTCAGGCTGCGACATTGCGCTTTCAACTCAGCGTCGCCGAAAACACTCTCGCATTCATGGCGGCAGAACTGGAGAAGTTGAATGGTCAGTCTTAAACGATTTGCCGGACCTTCGGTTGTGCCGAATGCCTCGCCAGCGGTTGCCTACACGGCTCCTGTGAACACTCAGTCTCAGGTGAAGCAGGCAACCTTTTCGAACACGACCGCTGGGCCTCTCACGATTACGCTCTGGCTTGATGGTGCCGACGATGCCCACAATGTCGTCAAGACCTATGCCATCGCCGCGCTCGGTCGGTTCATTGCCTACGAGCTTGTGAATCACGTCATCCCTGCCGCCGGCACGATCCAGTGGCAGGCGAGTGCCGCCGGTATCACGGGAACGATTTCCGGAACGGAGACGGTGTAGCTTGAAGAGACTCCTACTCATTCTCCTGCTCGCCTCGCCTGCGTTTGGTCAGAGCGGCGGACTGATGCCGAGCATCTATCCGGTATTCACGAACGTCAACGGCGTTTCGCCGGTAAGCCGTGGATTCGTCTGCACGGAAGCGAGCGGTACATCCAACCCTCTTGCCACCTACCTCGATTCCCTGCTCGTCACGCCGAACGCCAACCCGATCCAACTGAATAACTCTGGGCGGGCTGTGAGCGGCACGACACTCATCCCGATCTTCCTGACTGCGGCACAGTACCGAATTACTCTGTACGCTGCAGGGACAGGTAATCTCTGCAACGGAGAGGATGTCGGCTCACTCATCTGGCAGCGCGACAACGTTTACGATCTCGCCCAACTCCTGATTGCCGGGCTGATTTCTCCCGTCACTTTCAACGTCGTCAACGTTAAGAACCTGAACGCGGTGCGAAAGTGCGATCAGTTTGCGGGGGCGGATGCTGGCGCGAAGATTAACGCCTGCATGGTGGATCTTCCTTCAACCGGCGGCATCGCAGATGCGAGCGGGATCATCCTGGGGACCGTCTCGACCGCCATCACGAATAGCAAAAGCAATGTGACGCTAATTCTTCCGCCCAGCCTGACCGCGACCGCAGGCATTAGCAATTCAGGCGACGGATTTTGCGTTCAAGGGCCTGGCGCTCAACAGTCCTCACTTATTACCTATGGTCCTGGAAGTACCGGCTCATTCATTAAGTTCGCGAACGGCGGCTCCGAAATCTTCTTTGGCTGCATCAAGAATATCGAGATTCTCGGGACAAACAACTTCAAGAAAATCGGTATCGAACTCGTTGACACGTCGAATATCCACATCGAGAACGTCTACACCAACTTGTCTGGTTCCACGAACAACAACGAAGGCATCAAGTTGGAAGGGCGCGAATCCACGTACCTACTCGGCAATTACGTTCAGGCCGACATCCCGCTTCACGTTGCCGACAATCCGAACTCGACGATCGATTGTGACTTCCTGAGTCTCATCAACAACGAATGGATCGGGCCGACAAGTGGAACGCCAGCAGCTACAATTCAGATCGATACCGGCGTCAACATCACGCGATGGACGGCGGTGCATAACGCAATCATCGGCGGTGCGGGCGTTCAGCAAATCGACACGACGACCTCGCAAACATCCGACATGATGACTTGGATTGATACGGAGTGCGAGCAGCAGCCGGTGGCGACGAGTTACTGTTTCGACATCGAACGCAATAGTGTTCTTTATGGCCTCCGTATCGAGGGCCTTCGAGTGAACGCCTCCATCCGTGGCGTTAAGCTGCGAACCGTGTTTACGGCCGCGCTCGCGGACCACATCTACGACGGTACTGGAGTCGCCTACGACATCGATTCATCGGTGAATGACCTCAGCACGGACAATGTGAGGGCTACTTCTGGATCGGCGACTATCACGATCGCCGCGGTTCACTGGAACGGCTGCATCCTGAAGAATGTTACGAAAACCTGCCAGTCGGAAACCTTGACGGTTACCGGCGGCATTGTGGGAACGACGACCAACGATGACGCCGCCGTGGGAATCGTCGGCGAATTTAAAGACTCAACTCTCGCATCCGGCTCTGCCGTCGTGCTGGCATCAGGGAGCGCCTCTTCGATCACGACACTCACGCTCACGGCTGGCGACTGGGAAGTGTGGGGCGTAGCGCAGTATGGAGCGGCGGGAACGACGAGCGTAACGGATTTCATTCAGGGCTCAGGCAAGTCGGGCGGTGCAGGTAACTGCGACGTGGCTCCGGCTGCTGCGTTCGGCGTGCCCGGTGCTTACACGGCTGACGGTCAACCGGCAGAGATTCCAACGGCGATCGAGATAGCGAAGGGCTTTCCCCCATTCCGCTACAGCCTTTCTGGGACGACGAAGGTATGCTTGATCGTGAAGCCGTCGTTCACCGCGTCGTCGCTGACCGGCTACGGCTATCTTGCAGCAAGGCGGGTCCGATGAAACTAATTCTCGCCATTCTTCTCGCAGCGGCTCCGGCCTTCGGGCAGTCCTCCTCCATCGCCCCCTGGATCACGCCGCAGTTTAAGAACGGCAACGCGCCAATCGCGAACGGCTTCGTCTGTACGACGGCAAGCGGAAGCGCGACAAACTGGACGGCGACCTATCAGGACTCTGCGCTCGGGACGCCGAATCAGAATCCGATTCGCTTAAACACGGCAGGCGAGCCGGTCAACGGCAGTTCCTTCGTCCAGATATTCTTGTTGCCCACGAGTTACAGGTTCACGATCTATGCGGCGGCTCCTCTCACCGGAACGAAGTGCAACGGCGTGAATGTCGGAGCGCTCATCCGGCAAGTGGATCCGGTTTACGATCTTTCGGAGTTGATTACTGCCGGACTCGTGACGTTCACATCGATCAATAATCGGCAATACTGCACGACAGGTGCGAATTTTGGTGCGAAGTTTACTGCGGCGGTCGCGCTCTTGCCGGGAACGGGCGGAATTGTCGACTGCTCCAATCTTCAGGGTGCGCAGAGCATAACGGCCGATGTGTTCACCGGAGTTACGAAGCCGATCACGCTCATCTGGCCAACCGGGACCGCAGCAACCGTCGTTAATCTAAGTCAGCCATCCACGATGACGTGGTACTTCCCAGAAGGCGGCAGGCTCACGGCTGGCGGTGGAATCACCGTCACGATTCACGGAAGCATCGAAGGGTCGATCTCACAGCACTTCTCCGGCTCAGGCACGTTCAGTATTGTTTCGACGCAGGTTCCCGAAGTGTATCCGCAGTGGTGGGGTGCGGTGGGCGATGGCGTCACGGATGACACGATTCCAATTCAGGCGGCGGTCGACGGTGCGGGAGTTGCGAGGATTAAATTCAATCAGGGAACGTATCTCACGACCTCGACGGTGACGATCTCCACGAGTCGCGAATCCATCTGGGGCGCCGGTCCTCAATCGACAATATGGAAATTCAACCCGGGGTCTTCTAATCTGTGCGCTCTCAAATTCCAACTTGGCAGTGCTGCCGCAATCGCACAGAACGAGGTGCGCGATCTAGCATTCGATGCGACCGGCGACACGACGCATGTGAAGACCGCGCTGTGCTTGGTAGACGCGGAAGAATTCACGGCCGACAATATCGCGATCTCAAATTGGCATGACGCAACGGCCGGCAGTACCGGCGTGCGCGTTCAGGGGCGCCAAACCCTTGAAGCGCGGCGCTGGACATTCAACGCGGATCAGCCGGTGCGCATTAGTATCGATCCAAACACCGGAGTCGTCGCGGCGGACCACTTCCACTTCCAGGATATCTACACAATCGCCGACCCGTCGCAGGCAAACTTCCTCGTCGACGACGGTGTATTCCTGACGAACGTGACATGGGACGGCTATCAGGCTTGGGTTCAGGGACTTTACGGGCTGTACTGGAATGACACCACAGGCGCTTCCAACTCACGAAATGTCAGCATCCAAAACGTGCGCTATGAGCAGGATTGCGCGACCACGATGGGATGCACTCCGGCCAATGCGGGCTATGCGCTCTACATTTCGCCGAACCATCAGTTGATCGGTGGCTTGAACATCATCAACAACTACACAGACGGCAGCCATAACGGCTACTACGTGAGAAATTCACTCGCAGGAACATTTAGCGGGAATATCTACGAGGGGCTACAGACTGCGCTGAACGTAAACTCATCATCCAGTTTTCCGGTTGTCGGAAACTTCTTCAATCTGAATGCTGGCGCTACGGTCTCGACGACGGGCTTCAACGGCGTCTGGTGTGATAACGACATCCTTGGGCTTGCGATTTCACGCGGCTATTGCGGCTTCGGTGGCGTGGTGGCGCCAGACGCTCCGCTCGTTACGCCGAACTCTGCTGGGCTATCGGGTCGGAATGCGGCAAATTCCGCCAATGTTCCAGCCATCGGCATTGACGCCTCGGATCAGGTCGCTATCGCGACTGGCGGTGCGACGACGGCCATTGCTGGCCCAGTCACGATTGCGGGAGCGACTCCAGTTGGCGCTGGCGGCTTACTTGGCCTTGGTATCACCGCTGGATTCGGTACTGGATCTGCGGGAACGACAGTCACGACGACGACGAAGGGTGGCGGAACCGGGCCGACAACTCCGCAGACAGTCGTGAAGTATCTGAAGATCAGCTATGGCGGCGCGGATTATTGGATTCCGCTGGTTCAATGAAATGAGGACACTCTAACATGCCAGGAATCGGCGGGACCCATATCGATCTACCGGGAAGTCCCTACAACGGGATGCTGGCTCAAGCGGCCATCGGTCTCGCGGCGAAGAAGGCGGCGGCCGGCGATCCGACCGACCTGAAGACCCTAAAGGCGTTACCGCAATTTCAGGGCTTTGGCTGGCAGGGATTTCTTGCGATGGCGGGAATCATGGGCGGTGGCGCGCTCGCCTCAGTGATCGGCGGCCTGGGCGGTAGTGGGGCTGCGGCTGGCGCGACCGGATCGACCGTAGCGGGCACGGGTGCGCCCCTCGGCGAAGTTGGGGCTATCAGCGGGGCCGGAGTTGCGGCGGTGCCCGGGGCTGTTGGCCCGGCGGCTGCTGGACTGACGGGCGCGAGCACCTCTCTCTTCTCCCGGCTCTTTCCGACTCTCGTTTCATCGGGCACCTCACTTCTCGGTGGAATCCTCGGTGCGAACGCGGCAGGGAATGCAGCATCGCTTCAGGCGGCAGCGGCGAACCGCGCGGCGGACCTTCAGTACAAGGCGTCTCAAGACTCGCTTGCGTTCCAGCGGGAGACGCTCGCGCAGCAACAAAAGAACCTTCAGCCGTGGCTCGATGCGGGCACGGGCGCGCTCAAATCGATTGGCGACATCACCTCAACGCCGTATGCGCTCCCGACCGCGGAAGAGGCGGCAAAGACTCCCGGCTTCCAGTTCGAGCTTCAGCAAGGACTGAATGCGGTCCAGGCTTACGAGCGGGCGACGGGGCAGTCACTCTCCGGTAAGGCAGCGAAGGATATTAATAACTTCGCGCAGGGCACGGCGTCGGCGAATTACCAGAACACGGTACAGAACAGCCTCGCGGCCCGAGCGGCGAACCTTAACCCATTACTCTCTGAAGCGGGACTCGGCCAAGTTGCTACCGGAAATCTCAATCAGGATCTCAGCACCTCGGCCGGCCTGAACACGAACACGAACCTTCAGACGGCGGCGAATGTTGGGAACCTACAGCAGCAGGCCGCGCAGGCGACCTCCTCCGGATATGTCAGCGGCGCGAATTCGTGGATCAACGCCCTCGGTAACATCGGGAATAACATCCAGCAATCTCAAACGATCCAGCAAATTCTGGCCGCGCTTGCCGGACGGCAGGCGATTCCGGCCGCCATATAGATTATGGAAATCAACAACGACGTCGCGCTCGGAATCAGGCCACCCCAAGTTGCCGACCCGCTCACCACCCTGTCGCGCGGAATCTCCATCGCGGATATGGCTTCGCAAATTCGCGAACGGCAGCAGCAGGCGGCGTATCAACAGGCGGAAACGAAGTTGCGCATGGCTCAGGCGAATCAGGCGCAGAAGGCGATCGACGATCAGGAGACTCTGGATAAGACCGTCGAGAACCATCTCAGCTACGATCAGGACTCGGGCGACCTGAAGTACGACGATGCGGGAATCGCGAAGGATCTCACGATGGCCGGCAAGGTCCACCTTTTGCCGAAGTTCCAGGATCAGCGCGATCAAATGCTTAAGGCGCATCGCGACCGGGCGATTACCGAACTGAACGACACCTACAAGCTCACTGACCTCATGGGCACCCCTGCGCAGAACTTCATGGATCTGCCGGACGAGGAGAAGGCGAAGCAATATCCGGCGCTTGTTCAGACACTCGCGAAGGCCGATCCGACCGTCATGCAAAAGATGCCGCCTCAGTACGGCGATGACGCGAAGGCAAAGATTCAGGAGATTGTCGACCATCGGAAGCAAATCAAGACGGTTGCGGACAATCTCGCAGAGGCTCAGGCGAAAGAGAAACTTGACCTTACTGCGCCAGAAGGGCGAGAGGCGGAGATTGCCAGGCAGGTAGCGAGTGCAACGAAACAGAATGGTGGAAAGGCTCCGGATCAAGAGACGATCGACGCAATTCGCGAAGGCGTCATGCAGAAGGCCGGGTTTACCGGATTCAAGATCAGCCGGAAAACGCCAGGAGTCCTCAAGCAAGTCGGAGATACCGAAGGGCCGAATCTGCCGCCGGGCGCGAAGGGCATCTACGGAGAGGATCTTGATAGATCGGCTGGGATGCACTACGCCGCCGTGATGCACCCAAATGGCGAAGTTGTCGGCTATGTCCAGAGCAATAAGCAGTTCGCGGCCAAGACTCCAACGGCGGCATCCCTTGCACTCGCTGCGGCGAATGGTGACGAGAAGGCGTCCCGCGCCCTGCAAAGCCTACAGACACTCAGGGCGTCGACTCAGCAGGGATCCGGACTTACGGATGAGGCGAAAGACATGCTCGCCCGAAATCTTGTGACGACCGGCTCTCTCCCGTCGATGGGAATGGGTGCGGCGAAGGACCGTGAAGCGATCTTCAATCGGGCCGGCGAGATTGCGCAGGGCCAAAATATCGCGGCGAACTCTGCCGAGTACAAGCAGCTTCAGACCTCAACGACGGCTCTCCAGAAGTCTTTCGATGCAGTCACGGCGTTCGAAAAGACGGCGACAAAGAATCTGGATAATGCGATTACGGCAGCGAAGAAACTTGAGGATACCGGCTCACCGCTCTTGAATCGGCCCCTACGTGAAATTGATCGCAAGGTGCTTGGCAGCGCAGATGTCGCGGCCTATGACGCGGCGCGGCAGGTTGCGGTGAATGAAATCGCTAAGGTCACATCGAACCCGACATTGAGTGGCCAGCTTTCCGATACCGCCAGAAAGGAAGTCTCCGACTTCTTACCGAACGATGCCACGATTCAGCAGATTTCCGCCGTGGCGCAAATCCTAAAGATGGACATGGAGAATCGCCGCACGTTCTTGAACGATCAGATCGATTTCAACCGCAAGAGGATTGCCGGAGTTGGAGCGCCGTCACCAGGGACTTCAAAGACGCCGGCCGCTACTGATTTTCCGGTCTCGGCTCCCAATGGCAAGACCTATCATTTCAAGACTCAGAAGGACGCCGATAATTTCAAGGCGAGTGCCGGGATTAAATGAGCAAAGTCATTGACTATGATGCCATTGCGGATCAGCATGGCGGGACAATCGACTATGATGAACTTGCGAAACAGCACGGTGCCGTCAAGACCGTTTCGCTCGCCCCTCTCTCTGCTCGCCAGGCTGCGGCCAAGGATACATTCGAAAAGAATCTGCCCGCAAAATCCTGGATTGACTCGGCGACCGACTTCGCAAATGGCTTCGGCTCTATGGTTAATCCTCTCCCCGCGCTCGAGACGCTCTACAAGGGGAGTCAGTTCGAAAAAGCACACGATGCTTTGAAGGCAGGAAATTACGCTGAGGCCGCCGGGCATCTCGTAGTTGCTGGCACGCCTGCGAGCATGGTCGAAACCTTCAAGCCGCTCGCTGCGCAGATCGGCAACGCCCAACTCAGCCAATTCAAAAAAGCTAAAGACGCCTTCGATCAGGGAAATTATTCCGAGGCGGTGGGCCATACCATTGCTGGCGTCACTCCGCTCGTGGGGCCGGCTGCGGCTCAGTCCGGAGAAGATATTGGCAAAGGCGAGGCGGCCAAGGGGCTCGGCGAAGCCAGCGCATTACTCACTCCTGCGGCCATCCATACGGTCGGCCCTACCGTCTTCCGTCATGTATTCGGGGATGTCGACGCTACGGGCCTCAAGAACGCAGCCGCGGAAGCAGCCGAGGCGAAGGCCTCCCGGATCGGCGCTCGCGTCATGGCGCCTGTCGTGGGGCCAAATAAGGTGCGTTTTGGCAACGTCGCGGCCGACATTGCGCCGGAAGTGCTCGCGAAGACATCCGGACTGACAAAAGCCGGGCTTCGTGAGTCGATCGCGAATAATCTACAGACCGCCACAGATAACCTTGATGCCGTCCATGAAGGCGTGAATCCGAATCGGATGCTTGATACCGAGAATCTCGTTGAGAGCCTTGAGAAGCGCCGGGCTGAACTTAGGGTTGAAGGCGACAGTCATGAGCCGATTACTCCGGAAAACCATACTTCCCAAGCGGAGGCGCTCGATCAAGCCATTCAGGAAGCCAAATCACTTGGGCAGTCCGCCAATTTCCAGAACTTACGCAAGTTGCGTATCGCGTGGGATCAGGGCGCGAAGCTGAAATACATGCCATCGACTGCCGCCGATGTTCTAAAGGCGCAAGGTCGTGCCAATGGGTACATGAAAGCCGCTGGCGAACTGCGCGATTTCATGGCTGAAGCCGAGCCCGGGACTCCGGGAGTAAACGCCGATTACCACTTATGGAAGCAAGCCAACGATGTCATGCAGGCCGCCGAAGAGACAGAACGCACTCGGCCGACTGGACTACGGACGGCAGCCGGCCGGATCGCCGGTGCTGGCATTGCGCGCGGTGCCGGCGGTGGAATGTTCTCGGAACTTGTCGGGGCGGCGGTGGGTCCGGCGGTCGACTGGGCTCTCACGCAGACATCCACGGCGGGGAAGATATTCATTGCCCGGCAGCTCGCCAGGCTCGGCAGCGCGATGCGCGTCGGTGATGGCGCCGCCTCAGATGCGATTCTCGGATCGATTCACGACCGGATAGATCTTGAGGGCGGTCCCCCTCCAGGCTTGAAGGGTAAAGGCTTGGGGCCGGAAGGTGAAGGGCCGATCATCTCGCCTCCAGCGCCGTTCAGTCCGAAGGTGAAGCAATTACGTTCAGGGTTTCCGCTCAGTTCTCCAGTGGATGCGTCCATCGTTACAGGGGAAACTGCCGCTACCGCTGCGGCGCGACGGCCGCTCGCTCTTGCTCCGGCCCCTCCAGCGCCAAGTTCAGCCGATGTTTCATTTCGTCAACAGATTCAGCCGTCGAGCGGCGAGATAATCACGACTCCAGGTGCGGTTGGGCAGAGGGCTCTTCCTCCAGGGCAGTATGAAATGCGGGGAGACGTGTCCCCTTCTTCCCCTTCTCCTTCTTCCACAATTCAGTCTTTCATGAAGGACCGAAATGTTATCGATAACCACCCGGTACGGATGGGGCTTGGCAAGGAACTTGTCGGTAAAGCGCAGGATCGTAGTGCAAGGCTGGAAGCTGGATCCATGAAGGCGACGCCTGCGGCACGCTCGGACTATCTCAATAAGTTACGCGATGCGGCGGAGACTCACTGGCCAGAAGCAATGCCGAAAGTGAATGCTGCCGCCGAGGCGCTACAGTCCGATGACATCAAGCAATTTGCGGCGCTGGCCGAGAGCGCCAGGGCCGAGCTTAGTCACGGATATGCGGAGCGGGTCTCAAGAGCGGCCGCGGCAAAGGCTGGGATCACACCGCGAGATATCAATAAAGCCCGCAGTGCAAAGATCGGTGCGAATCTTCCAGATGCTGACGTTGAGTCCGCGGCCACGTCAGAGATGCAGCAGTTTGCTCAAGACGTGCGAGAGATGCAGCGTCACCGCGAGGCGGTGAGTGGTGGCGGAGCGACGACAATGAAATCGAATGCGGCCGGCAAGGAAATCGAAGAGAATTTGTCGGACGACTGGTCGCGCGTCGGAAAATCTCTAGGCGTGAGTGCCCCTTCTGGTCTCGACATGACTCCAGGTCGGATCGCCAATGCCATCGAGAAAGGCGGCGGCAAAGATTTTCTGCGGATTAGGGCCGCTTTTCAGGACGCTGCAAAACAAGGGCGTGCAGCCTATCGCGAATCACAGCGAGAAAGCGGCGTCGGGCCTCAGGCCTTACGACAACGGGCGCTGCTGGCACTGCGGCGGCGAATGAAGGCGGAATAACTTTTTTGCTTTCCATCGTCTTTCCTTTCTATTTCTGCCTCGTGCGGAACATTTACGGTAAGTCCTCGCTCACGATCACTTCAACGCGCTCCGGAGTTCCATAGAACTTCCGGACTTGCCCATTGACGATTTGCGCGTCGTCGTCGATCAGCACACCTTTCATCGAATCGAACAATGCGCGCATCAACTTGTCACTGTCCGGCTTCGTGGTCATCCCTGGCCGCTTCTTCGGCGATGCGCTTTTCGGCCGCTCAAAATAGAAATCGAGATGGCAGCGGAGTGGTGTATGTGCCGCGAACGGCTCCGTGTTCAGGTTCACGATCACGCTGACAACTTCCTGTCGCCACGGCTTCAGTCTCGCGTTGTCAGTTGTGATAACTGCGCGCTTCCAGCCTTTCGGGATGAAAGCCCGTGTTGAGCCCTGCGGCCTGGGCGTTCCGTAGACGGTGAATCTGATTTCTCTCACTTCCGCTCCTTCTTCTGCTCTAAGGTTTCGGTCATTTCGTCCTCGACTTATCTCGCGGATTAACTCCCGGATGCCATGAGCAATCTAGGACTTCGAAATAGGCGCTGCCCTTGCCAGCGATTGCCGCGTCTCGCGCTTGGCTAGGGCTTTCGTCGTTTACTGAACAATTCGGGAAAATTGATGGAGCCGAAGTGATGCAATAGTGAAGATATTCTGTCGTCAATGACTTGCGCTGCTCTTTGCACACTTGCGGCGTCCAAGGCTTTGCCGGGATCGGCTTGGCGGCGGTCCATTGAATGGGCGGGACACACGTAGGTACTGGTAGCTCTTTCCATCCCCCGTCGAACCAGATTTCAAACTTGCCACGACAGGTATACCCGTCACTATCAATCACGGCAATTGAATCGACCGTCCTGACAACACTAACGCCTGGAGGCTTAGTCGGCAAGACCACCTGCGACATCAATAGCAAAAGCAAAATTTTCATTTCACATTCTCCTGTTGTAAGGTTTCGGTCATTTTTCCTCCGTTTCTTTCAAAACTGCGGCTATCTCAGCAAGTGCTTCTTTAGAACAATTACATTTCTTGTGCCTGCGGCCGCAATGCTCCAAGGCATTCACGCCGATTGCAACAATCTCCCTCACCCTCGCCAACCGCTGCTCTAAATCTTCCTTCCCGCAGTCGGTTGGTGCAATAAAGCGACCCTCTTTGGAATCCGTGCGTACCTTGCAGCGCGGACCGTCATCATTGAATTTGCGCTCCCATTGCGCGGCGCGGGATTCGGCAGCGGCAAGTTGCCGTTCCAGTACGTACTGAGTCTCACTTGTAAAGCCGACTGAATCTTTGACTCTCGCTTCCTGCGCCTGCTTCAACTCGGCGCGGAGGGCTGAGAGTTCACCGTAGATCTTAGACGCGATCTGTCTCTCTTCCCATTCGTGGAGTGTACAATTTAAAAATCGCTTCTCTTCTTCCGCTGACAGTCTCATGCGTTTTTCTCCAGATTTATCGTGAGTCTCTCGGTCATGGCTTTACGAACTCGCCGGTATCGAGTCGCAATCCATACGAATTATCGAGTTGATATTTCTTCACGAGTTGCGCTACTTCGAATTCAGGATCACCCATCGGGCGACCACCGGATAAGAACATGCCTGAGCATTCCTGCGCGGTCTTTACTGCTTCCAATTCTTCCTTTGTGATGAAAATGCCAGTATTGGTCATATCTTCTCCTCTGCTTCCACGATTACGGTTCCTTGATCGGACACCGGATAGCCGAAGTCCGTTTCGGATTCATTCGGCCACAGTGAGCCGCTCAGCGGAGCCTGATAGAATCCGCCGCACTCTGAATTGCACAACGACAATCCACTCGGTGCGCTTCGTCCAATCGGCTGCTTGGTACGACCGCAGATAACGCACTCGACCATTGCGCCGAATTTGTTAGGATTTAGTTCCATGTTTCTCCCCTGCTTCCACGATGGCGCGGGCGATGGCGAGCGGCAGGGTGTCGGCTGTCACCCTGATATGAAGACATGAA